TTATCTGCAATTCTTTTAACTGCTTCGATATTTAATGTAAGCTGACCTGTAACATCGTTGATTTCCCTTGCTACATCAGCAGAAGTTGTAAGATTTTGTGTTCTTAATGCTAACATTTGAACATTCATATCATTTATGATATTATCAATTTGAGAGTTGATATCTGTAACTTGACCATCAGCTTCAGCTTTAAGAGCGGCTAGTTGATTATTAACATTACCAACTAAATTAGTGATAGCACCATCCGTTTCATTTCTTAATGTATTGATTGAAGTGTTTAAAGTTCCAACCCATGCACCTAATTCAGCATTAACAGAATTTTTTAAGCTCTCTGCAGTTCTGTTAAGTGACTCATTAGTAATTTCATCTGTTGTAGAAACAGGAGAATAAACAACACCAGTTGGTGCAACTTGTGAAAATGCTGATATAGCTGTAGCTGAAACAGTTTTTACTGTAGCAGTTGAAGTAATATCAACATCTGCAATATTTACAGGGGCTGGTGCTACAATGTCTGAAGCTAAAACGGGTTCAACCGCACTAAGTGTCTCTGTATATAATGTTTCTAAATCTTTAATTGTTGCCATAACAATTCCTTTGTGTTTGATTTTTAGGAACTCGTCACTTTTAAAGTTGGTGAGCAACCTATTGGGACTTCACGAACGATTTCGCTTCATCTGTTCTAACATATAAAAACTTGTTTTCTTGTAATTAAACCTAAAAGCTTTAAGTTTGGGATATTGTAAAAAGGATTGTAGATTTAAAGTATAAAGGAGATTCTGTTCTACTATTAACTGAGGTCGAACCCCTAATCATTAATTGTTTGCTTCATCATTTAAGTATATACCATTTTCAGATAGTTGAGAAATCAAATTATTCAATTTAGAGTCTAATTGAATAAAAGGCTTTTTAAGATTTTCAGAAGTTGTCTCCGTAGTAGGTTTATAATATTCTATTGTTTCACTTAAAGGAACTGTATCTAAATTATCTGAACCACTTATAGAAGTACCTCTAAAGGTGGAATGAGTTGTATATCTATCATTTAAACGAAACATAATTTACACCTTACCATTAAATAGTAAACTCACATCAGTTGTGGATGTAGTAACCCTTAAGGTATCTCCAACATTCATGAATAATTTAAATTGCTCTAGGAATACAGTTTCTTGTGCCTTCCAAGAACTGTTTATTAATATAGCTTTAACATTCCCATTACTTCCATTAAGAGTTAGATAGATATTACTGTCGGATACATTACCATTAAATATAAATGCACTAACTAAATCAGGTTTTTCAGCTTCAGTTGCTCTAATAACAATTTGTTCTGTATTAGCTGTTGTAGTAATTAATGACCAATTTTTTAACATCTTATCCCCTTATCCGAATACTAAAGCTTGTTCAATAGCAAAGTCTTCAATTCTTTCTGTATTAAAACTTATAGCTTGACTTTCATTATTAGGTTCAATATCTATCAAACCATCCGAAGCTAGAAACAAAGAACTGTCACTATCTATACTTATGTTACCTTTATCTGTTAAAACCTTTTTTAAGTGTTCTTCTACCCCTATAGTAACTACATCCCCATCCCTTAATATCTTCAGCCCTGACCTACTATCTACACGAATCTTAGTAACAGGTTCAGTAGACCCTGTTGATAAGATGTCATAAACATAAATCCTATCAGAAGCATGAGTTTTCAGATACTCTATATAAGATTTGTCTTCTTTAGATAATAAACCATCATTAAAAGAAGAAACAGGAACTATAGTGGAGTCTAAGACCTCTAATACTTCTTGTAAATTATTCTTATCTTTTAATAAATGATATAAGTCCTCTTTATTGAATAAAATAAATTGTGATTGCTTTTTCTCTAAGATTAATTCTAAATTATTATTTTCCATAGGTTAAACCTTTACTTCCTTTTTATTTAGATACTCTTTATCTACAATATTAGTTATTTGCATGGTTCGTTGGAATAACTTGTGAAATAGAGCACTAGGTTCCTCTAAATCGGCAACATCCATAACACCTCCTGAAGATTCCAACATATATTTATAATCAGAAATCATTCCTCCATATTTCTTTTTAGTTTTAGGTGTAGTACCACCTTGTGTCAATTCATCCACCATAAATAATAGTAATCTCTCTGCCATAACTAGTCTTTTAGATAAATCTGTAACTAAATCGTATATATCCCCTACCTCTTCATCTATTATCTTTCTAGCTCTTAATTTATAAATATCCTCTTTCTCTTTAGGTTTTCTATATTTATCATCAGTTAAATAAACTATATTCCCACGATTAGGGATTTTATGGACTTTAGTATACTTCCTAAAATTATTAGATTTAAATAAATCAATATCTCCTGTGACCTCTGCAAATATCTTTAATGACTTTTTATCATAAGCTAAATCTGAAACTGTATATAAAGGGTCTGCAATTCTATTTAAAGCTCTTTGCCCTTCTACTTCTTCATATTTAGCTTCTAAGATAACTAAAGCCTCAGGTAGATATTTAATTAACATTGGTTACTCCTTTATTATATAATAGACTATTCTCTTTTATAGATAAACACTTAGCATGAATATATAAGTCATCTAAAGAGCCTACGAAATTGGCATCAGAACCTGAACCAATAGTTACATCAAAGTTAGATGTAGATATTGACCAAGCATACTGTGTATCAATCTCTGCTACTAAAACCCCATTTAAAATAGCATACATCTTTCCACTAACTTTCACCCTAGCGAAGGTTAGATGCGACCAATTCTTTTGATATAAAGACTTTTTAGGAGTTCTCACTTCATCATACCTCCAAGAATTAGCCGTACCTTTATTTCCACATAAAAAAGATATAGAAGCATCTTTATTCATTATTATAGAAAATTCACCATCGTAACACTTATCTATAATACTCTGAACCTTATTAAAAGCTCTAGGGTTAATCCAAAAACTAATAGAAAGGTCATCTACTAATTGTAACTTGTAGCTATCCCCTGATATACGAACATCAGTTGTTCCGTTAAAATAAAAAGCATTACCTACTAACCCTCTTTGAATCAGTGCTCCACTAACAATAGCCTCAATATTACCTGTAGAATCCGTAATAGTATTACCATCTAAAGTGTCAAAATCAAAATGTGCTACTAAATTATCAGATAAAGATTCAGAAGTTGGGCTAACTATTGTACCCATTTGACCTATCCATATATTATTAGAGTCTGTTTTATCTACACATATAAATATTTCTCCTGTAGAAATATTTACCCAAGACTCTATATTGTCTATACCATCTCTATTCTCAATTACAGAGGGGTTAGATGTAGAGACTTTATCAAATATTTGATTTAATTGTAAATTACTATGGCTATTATCTAAATCTTCTTGTATATAATCTTCAGGTGTTTTAGAACCACGAGAGTCTTCCATAGCTTGTTGTAAGATTGCCATCTCTGCATAAGTTGCCATTTTTTCTCCTTAATATAAATTTAACATATCATATCTAATATAATGATAACTTCTAACACCAGTATATAAAATATTTATGTAATTTTTGTGAACTTCTAACTCTTGTAAGCATTCTTTGAAATAATTATCTGCTTTTTCATATAAACATAAGTCGCATAAATAATCATGAATAATTACAGCAGGTAAATTGTCAGATTTATTAGGAGGAATTATTGACCAAAGTATTCTAGGAATATCTGCACCATTTGTTAAATAACCTTTAGGAACAGTTGTATCTTTGTAAGTGAAATCTTCTAATAACAGATATTGAGAATTAGGTCGGGGAGAGACTTGTACTAAGTCGTATAATGGAGACATAATAAGCCTTTTTAAAGGGCTTATTATTAAAACTTAATTAAGCGAAGATTGCTTCTGAAACATCTATAGCATCAAAATCAGCTTTAGCAGTTTCACTTGTTAAATCAACTAGAGCTAATAAGTCTTTAGTATCCCATTTAATTTGCATTAAAGAAAGACCTCTTTCGTCTATAGCATTTATGATAGTATCATAATCCTCTAATACAACTGTTTGAGGTGTACCATCTACATCTACTATGGTTAGAAGACCTGCTCTCTGACCGATTTGGAAGTTCTGTAAATCTGTATAAGCACCATCTACTGAGAAACCTAAACCTGTAACAACAGAAGGTCTCTCTGAAGCTCGTTCAAATGAAGCTTTTAAGTCTCTTAATTTACTATTTAAAGTAAGAGTATTACTTCTTAAAACATCTTCAGCTTTAAGCTCAGGTGTGTCATAAGTGATATCTTGAAGCCTCCATTTCTGAACCCATTCTAAGTCAGTATTTTGTTCTGTAGCTACTATCTCTACATACTCTTTAGTTAAATCAGTATTTGAAGGTTTATCTTTATGAGTAAAGATACCATAACCATAAGGTTCTACATCTTCTGACTTAAAGAAACTTTTTTCAGAATGTCTTAACTCTATAACAGAATTTTTAACATTATTTAATAATAAAGGATTTCCTACAGGAGTTCCATTTTCTAGTTTAATTACGAATTGCATTTATTTTCCTTTAATTTTATATTTGGTAAGGGTTAACCCTTACCTTTAAACTGCACTATTTGGGAAACTCATACCTGCACCAAATACAAGTCTAACAGCCCCGTTACCACCATTTCCGGCAGCTCCACCACCACCCGGCTTACTACCAGTTGAACTATTACCTAAATCAGTTCCTGAAACATAAGAACCTACATTACCTGCACCATAACCAGTTACACTTGCACCAGAAGCTCCTTGACCGTAAAGGAAAGTACCACCACCAGTATTTGAGCCTAGACCGCCATAAGAACCGCCTCCGCCACCTGCTCCACCTGAACCGGCAGCACTTGTATTGTCTCCAGTTGCACCATTAGCACCCTTACCACCTGCACCTGCATAACCACCGGCACCGCCACCACCTGCACCTCCGTAAGTATCATTGGAACGATTACCACCGTTACCACCTTTTCCACCAGTACCTGCTAATATGTTTCCACCGCTACCACCGTCGCCTATACCATGATACTCACAGCCACCAAGTCCGCCACTTGCACCTACTACATCTGTACTTTGGAAATAACTGCTTCCACCGTCTCCGCCTGAGCCGTAATCTTGATAAACACCACCTGCACCTACACCTACAAGATAAGAAGTTCCCGGCGTTACAGCTATGTTATTTTTATAAGCAAAGCCACCACCACCACCACCACTTGCGTAACCTGCACCTTGTCCACCACCTGCAACACAAGCTACAGAAACAGAAGTCACACCTGCTGGACAAACCCAGTAGTGATTTCCTGGTACATCAAATAGAGCCTCAATTGGAATTACACCTGCATAAGTGCTTACTGATTTAGAAGCACCTACAGCACCTTTATCATCAATAGCTGAAACTGTGAAAGAGAAAAGAACATCAGGGTCACCTTGATTAGTAATATTACTAGCTACATTAAATGTATGAGCAGAACCGGCATCTACTATTGCGGAACTTACAGTTACTTTACTATTAGAAATATCTGTTACTTGGTAAGAAACTACTGTACCATCAGAGTCCGTTGCACCTGTGAAAGTAACTGAATGTGAACCTACATACATAATGTTAGGAAGATTAGAAGTAATATTACCTGTTGGAGCTTCATTATCTTTATAAGTCATAGCATGAGAAGTAGCATTAGAAGTGTTTCCTGCACTATCAATAGCTGTTACTTGAACTTGAATAATAGTATTATTCGGTTGGTCCGATGGGTAAGTATAAGAAGCAGAAGTACCGCTAACTGTTACAGCTTCAGAACCATCTGCCCAGTCTATTACATAAGAAACTATGGTAGCACCTACAAGTAAAGGAGTTGCTGAAAAAGATATACTTACACTTCTAATCCCATTGGCAATTGTATTTGAACCAGTTACAATTGGTGAAGAAACAACTACAGAACCACCACCTATGCTACCATCATCAATCGATGTCTGAATAGTAGATAAATGTTCGATATTTTTTGTAACCAATTCCTTAGTTGTATCTAAATCCTCTTGAACAGCACCAGCTTTTGCTTGTGCTATAGAAGTTGCTTCTGCTACCATTTTAGCAGAAGAGTAACATTCAGTTGCACTTGGAGCTGTATCATTAATACTTGCTACACCATCTATGGAACTAGCATCCATATTAGAAATTTTAGTGTCGATACTTGCATCCACTCTCTCAATTTCTGTAACAACAGCCTTTTGATTAACTAATAAAGCATTAGCGGCAGCATTCAGATTAACACCTGTTAAATCTGAATATTGAGCAGGGTCTGTACCCTCATAAAAGTTAAATACACTTTCGTTTGGTAAATTCATTTGAATTCCTTTTTTATTTTTTTAATGATTTCTCATTGTCTATATTGCTTAAAACTTATTGGATGAGGAGGTGCATTAATCAGATGATTGACATATATCAACTTTATAAAAGAAGGAATAGGAGTGTAAAAGATATTATTGCATACTATAATATTAATAATCTTAATTGGATTAACATTATTAACTATAATAGGGTTTACATTATTAACTTTCATTTTTACTCCTTTATATCTTAAACTTAACTGTTAAAAACTAAGTACCAAGTAAATTTAAAGCTAGTCTCATTATCTTTATAGATAGCGGCTCTTGTTTTTCTTGTAAAAATTCTATTTTGGTCTGTTGCTAAAGCAAATTCTGTAATAAGCTGTTCGCCATTACCGTTAAATTCAGTTCTTTCCAAGATTACTTCATACTTAATAGCTGGATGAGTTCCATATTCTATAATAGATTTTGTAACATCTTTCTCATATAACATATTGGCTAAAGAGGTATCTGTAACTAAAGGACTATCAATATTTCTTAAATCATCAGTTGCTGGGTTTAAATTCATATCCCCAAACTGTATTTTAGAAATTCTTTCTTCCCCTCCAAACATTAAGTCTCTTAAAATATAAGAAGCCTCTGCTACTACTAAGTTAAATTGCTCTGATTGGTGTTCAACCCATTTGCCATCTACTAATTTATCTACCTTTAAGATACCATCAATTAGGTTCTTACTAGCACTATGCTCGTCTATTAATTTTTTCATTTATCATCCTTTATTTAAAATATAGAACTATAATCTACAGTTCCATCATTTATGATTATAGCTTTTCCTATAGATTGCTGTTTAACATCTAAAACATTATTACCACCTATTTTCAAATTATCGTAAGGGGTATAATTTGACTCTTGACCTATACTTAAAATATCATTTGAAGCCCTATTTAATCTAACTTCAGATAAAAAATCCTTTGTAATTTCAAATTCAGAGGAATCTATATAAGGAGTTACCTCAGATATAAGATGCCTCTCGGTTGCGATTGCTAAAGCCTCTTTGTCTATAGCATCTAATATATTATTGTTTACAGGACTTTTAAGGAGGTTATTAACCTTGGAATCACTAACCTTATGTATTGGCATAGCTTCTACATAATTTAGAGCTACAGAGCTTGTAAGAGATTTTTCTACACTCATTGTGAAATGGTCTCTTCTATCTCTATCACTACTTTTGTAATTAACTACTTTAAAATCTCTTTTAGCATTGTTTAATAATACAGGGGTTAAGTTATTTACACTTTGTACCCAAGCATTTATTACTTTATAGGGAACTTGGTTATCTACCTTTAAATTAGGAATAAGTAAAATAGGGGCTATAGCATTCATCCCAGTATGTGTAGTATACTCTTTTGTAGCTTCAGTATATAAAGAAGAACTAGGTAAAGAATAATTATCTTCATAGAGTTTAGAGGTATCATACTGAAAATAATCTGTAATTTCTTCTTTATATGTATCCACTTGCTCCACTTGCATTTCAGTGGATAAATCCATATCATTAATAATATTACCGAAAGGTAAACCCTTCAGTTTTATAGGATTAAGATTGTTTGCCTTGTAAGGATTACTATAACTGACAGCTAATGAAAAAACAGTACTTTCAGTTACAGGAGAAGTATAATCAGGGGAGAAGAAAACACCTGCCACTTTATAGGGAGTTACATTATTGACAAGCTCTGTAAATAGGAAATCTATAACCTTATCAGGAGTTACATTATTTATCTTAACTATATCTATATTATTTACTTTACCTTCTAAATGTGTATTCATTACAAAATAAGGAGTAGGAGGTCTTGAAGGTAAACAACCTTGTATTACTTCTTTACAGCAGTTAGGGTGAAATACTTTAGAACCGTTTTCAGTAATATAATAGCCTGTATTACTAATAGGATAATTAGATACACTTCTAACGGCTAAATTATCTACTTTAATCTCATAGTTAGGCTCTTTAAGAGGATTTATAGTGTCACAAACAGTTCTCTGTATATCAAATGTAGAGGCATCTTCTACAGGGATAAATCTATTACATTTACCATCAAGCTGGTCCTGAGTTTTATATACCCCTACAACCTTTTGACTTTTAACTAAGGTTCGTTCATCATGAGGTAATAGAACCCTTTCAAACTGAGCTTGAACTGTTAAAAGGTTTAAATTATCTATAATATAAGGAGTTCTATTATTTACATATCTTCTATCAGTTAAAAGTAAGGGTTTACAATCTCTCTGCCCTGATACTAAATTTCTTTCACTTCTAGGAGGTGGAGTACAATTATAAATACTTTTAGTATACTTGACTAACTGAGCATAATCACTTACAAAGGTTCTATCTAAATCTATTATAGAGGGGTCATTCATTTTCTCTAATGTATTATAATTAGTAACGGTTTTTAAATTTAATTGTAAAGCTTTTAACTGAACACATAAAGAAATACGGGATATAATTAGTTTGCGAATTTGTGTAGCTACATCTTTAGAGCGAAATCCTTGAAAATCTTCTACATCTAAATCTAAAGATAAAACAGAGAATAAATTACAGTCTAAATCATCCTCGTTTACATTATCAGGTAGATTTTCATCATCTTCATTTGTAAGAAAATTTCCATCTATATCATAAAAGTCTTGTGCTTCATATATAGCTAATTCAAAACCTACCACTTTCATAATGTATTGTAAATCTATCCAAGTCCCTTTGAATTTAAAAAAACCTTTCATCAATTCAGGATGGTTAACAGAATAAAATCGTTCATCATCAAATAGTTTTTCTATCTTAAATTCTTTGATATAATTATGTAAATTTTCCCAAGTATTAAAAGATTCAAGCCCATCGTGAATTTCATCTATTAGACAAGCGGGTAGATTAACAGCATTTACATTTAACAGTTCAATGTTTTCGTTAAGACTCCCATCTTCATTATATATAATATCTTGTTCTAATTTCTCATCAACAAGATATTCAGGGATATTATTGAGTGCACTATCTTTTCTGAATACCATAATTTTTTCCTAGCTTACTAATTCTATATCTACTTTTCTAAATTTAATGTAAGAATATTTACTTGCTTCTATATTAAACACCTCTTGATTAGGTATAACAGATACAACAGGGTTAATAACTTCATCTCCATTCATAACCTCTATTTTTGCTATCTCAACTAAAGCTTCTCCATAACGAAAGGGAGTCATTAATCTTAGCTCATATTGACTTAGAATTTCAACTACTTTATTTTGAACCTCAGTTAAATAATTAGAATTATTTAATAACATTTTAACTTTAAAATCTCTATTATCTACAAGTGCAGGAACTAGAACTACTCTTAATCCTACTAACTTCAGTTCTTTTAAATAAAGCTGAAAATCATTTCTTTCTTGATTAGTTAAAATCACAGGGTCATCTACTACATTGTACATAACATAATAAAGATGAACTGTACAACAAGCAGGAACCTTATTCTCGTCTATAACTACGATTTGTAAATTATCTGAATAATCGAATTCTAATTTATCTCTGGAGTCTACTGCTTGTATCAATAGATAAGGGTCTAAAAGCCCTTCTTCATCTCTAATAATTGTAACCTTAATACTTTAAAGAAGAATTTATCATTTAACTTTAAATTATTAGTGTCTATATCTATATAACCATCTGTTTCTAAAAATTTAACTTTCATTACATCAATATTATTAGTTACAGATAATCCATACATATTATTTCTATCCGTAATAAAGAACATAGCTTCTGTAGGGTTTACAGAATAATCTACTGCTTGATTAAATACTACATAATCTTCTATATGTTTAGTTAATTCTACTCTACTATCATTTCTAAATAGTTGGATACTCTTGTCATCTACAGCACTTAATAGACTAGGAGTTAAATTGAATAGAAACTCTCCTAAATCATTTAATTGAACAAGTGTTTCATACTCAGCATAATGACCTATATAAACATCTATATCATCTAATTTTTCAATGATTCGGTCTTCTCCAAAATAAATAACATCATATTCAATATCGCTAGAATATTTATATTTACCTAAAATAGTTCCTGCTTGTAAAGGAACAGATGGAATATCAAAATATCTAACTTTCAAACTAGGTGCAGTTTTCCTACTAATATAATATCCAAATGTTTTAGCTATATTATGTACACTAGATTCTAATTTAGCTGTACTTAAATAAGTCTCTTCTTTGAACATTTGATTCTTATGATTAGTGTATACAGCATAACCAGCGATTAGCTCTTTAATAATAGTAATAGTAGAATCATCCAAATTATCTTTAATTTCTTCATAGTTATTTAAAGATTTTATATAACTATCTATGCTTTCTTTAATAGTGCCAATAGAGGTATCATCATTCATAATTAACGATTTCATAAATTTCCTTTTATTTTTTCTCTTTAGGAGATAAGCTATCATTATAATATAAAACATCATCTAAACCACGAATTTTAATAGCTACTGTAATAGCATAAGTTCGTGTATCTTCATTCATCTTAACATCAGTTTGTTGTGTTATAACATCAATACGAGAATCATTTCTAGTAATAGCTCCAATTAATTCTGATAATATCATTCTAGTAGTTAAAAAAGTGAAAGGTTCAAATAAGAAATCCTCTATCCTACTTCCAAATTTTCTATTAAATATTCTCTCACCTACACGAGTGTGTAAAATATTATGAATACCTTGCATAACAGAGTCATGATTAATAAGATTATCACCTTTTATAGCAATATCTGAATATTTACTTTTAATTGCTACAGTGGAAGTAGCTCTTCTCTTTACAGGAATCTGTTTAGCAGATAATTGCTTTACTGTAATATCATAAGTTTCCTTCGAAGTGTTAGTATCCTTCCCTAAGCTTATATAATTCATAATATACCTTTTAATTAAAAGGTATTAAAACCTACCCTTTAATGTGGTTATATATCTCACACATAGTTATTGTGCCACAATCCATATTATAAACTATATCAGGCATAGTATTAACCTTAGCTTCTGAACATTCATTAATTATACTACCATCTGCTTTATTTATAATATCCCTCTTAGCTTCAGTTGTAATATCTATATCGGCTTTATTTATAATATTCGTAAAAGACTCATTAATTGTATCTAATTGTGAAACATTTTTAATCTTAGCTGTACTGCCATTCTTAATATTAAATGCTGTAATTGTTAAGTCTTCCCCTGAACCTATCTTTAAAGATTGACCTACTTGTATTTTTCCTGTCTCTCCTATTTTCCACTCCATATTTTCAGTAACTAGCATCTTACTATCTTTGTTAATAGTATGTTCACTATTACCTTCTATAGTAATTTTAGCATCATCCCCAATCTCTTGAGTATAGGTTTTACCAATTTTCTGATAAACTTTCTTATCTATCAATTGTATCATTTCTCCTAGTATATGTTCAAAATCATCTAAGTCTACTACTACATCTCTATTCTTAGCTATATGCTGTGAAAAGTCTTTATCTATAACTTGTTTATGACTACCTTTTAGATGAAGCATAGAGTTACTATCCTTTTCTATCTTGAAGTTAGACCCTTTATTATGTACAAACTCTATATGCATCTTAACCATATTAACTTTAATCCAGTTTCCAATTTTATCTATAAAACCATAAGTATTAGGATAATCTTCATCTAAAGTATATCTAGCATTTTGGATAGCTATAGGTGCTGTAAATACGGGTTCAGGAAATACAGGGTCTTCCCAATATAAACTATCTGTACTATCTTGTATATCGTGGGCTTCTGCCAATAATCTCTCTTGAATCTCTCTATCTTCCCGTTGTTTCATAATTATTGCATGACTAGCCTCTGCTTTAGCTAATTCTCCACTACCTGCGGCAGACCCGTTAGAACTACTGCCACCTGCACCTTTATGAGAGGAACAATAGAAAGCATATATTGGATTTTTACCATAATTTGGGTCATTCACATTACTTACAGTTGAAATATTATCAGGATTTATACCACCATAACTAGGTGCATTGATTCCTACTGGAGTTCTTATCCCCCCCATTTCACTAGAGTTATTATAATTATGAGGAGACTCCCTTTTACAAGAATGTATCTTTGCATCAGCATCTATTAACTTACCTGTAGTAACTGCTAAACCTACAGCATCTATACTATTCATTGTAGCATCTACATCTGCACTAGTTAAACCTCTTGCATACAATTTATTGACATATACATCTTTTAACTGACCATAGCTTTTCATTGAAGAAGCAGTGGTTTCAGAAGATAATTGAGCTATATTTACCATGATTAATCCTTACATATTTTTGTTGAACCGATATTAGACAGTTTGATTTTTGGAACTAAAGACAATAAAATATCTTTAATATTGGGAAGCATGATTTTAGGTAAAGAAGTAGGGATTTGCATAGGAGAACAACCTTCAGTTTTAAGAACACCTTTTGCTTCACTTTTTAGAATTTGAGTCATTGTCTCAAATTCTTCTTGGACTAAGAGTGCCAAACTTCCATTTTCAGATAATAAATCATCTTTGGTATTCTTTTTAATAGCATAAGCCATCTCTTCCATAGTCTGTTGCCAAACTCCTGCTTTAGCTATGCCCATTTCAGGGTGTTTGGGATGAAGACCTTTTAATGTGCCTTCTACAGAAGAAGCTTGTATTTCCACTTCCTTCAACATTAGTTCTTTACATCCCATTTCTGAACAACTTATAGCAATACCTACTTGGTAATCAGCTTTTATACCATTTAATTGAGCTAGTTCATCTTTTGCATTTTTTTCCATTTTCTTAGCAGAGTGTGCTAATTTTTCAAATGTTTGAGGAAGACTTTTTAAGGTAGTTATAAGAGAACCTATTGCACATTCGGAAGAAGATAGTTTACAAGCTACTGACAATAGAACTGTTAGTAATAATAGTATAGGAGATTTGGAAGATTTCAGGGCAGATAGAATAGAACCTAATTGACCACTAGGACTAGTAGATAGATATTCAGGTAATTTAGCTGTTTGTTGAACAACCTTTAGGGCGTCATTAACTGTAGCTATAATTTGCTTTCCTATGAGATTCACCTCATTTAAAGATTGTTGTAAAGAGACTCTGGTTAAAGAAGTCTCTTCTGTAATTATAGAGGTTTTAGCTAAAATATCTTGTACAGGATAACGACCCCCAGTTTGGTTAATCTCCCTATCCAATTTAGCTGTCTCTTCGTAAATATAAGCTTGTTTTGAAATACTTTCATTTATTAAGTCTATATCAACTTTAATAGCTAACGAAAATTTAGTTATTTTCTCTGTTAAAGTATAGGAAGCTTCTAAAGACATTTTATTCGCTTGAACAATAGGGGACTCAGGACTTAAAGGATTTAAAGGAACTGGAAATGAACCTTCAAATTCGTCTATAGCTATCTGTAAATTTTGTCTATTTTCAATTATTCGCTCTTTAGCTTGTAACTGTTGAATATTCTCATCTTTTAGAGTTAAACTAATTTTAAATAATTTATTCATAACTACTATAGAATTAAAGTCCTTCATATTTAAAAGATTACTTATAATTAAATCCTCTTTGGCTCCTATTTTAGGAGGTTTAATACCATCTGTAGATATAACCATACCATCAGGAGTTATAAAATCTTCTATAAGCTCTTGACATTCCATTTCTATGGAACTATAAGTAACAGTATCTATAACATGGGTTTCTACTAAAATCCCATCTATTATCTCTTCATCCATTATATTTTTAGTTGTTTCTACTAATTTAGGAACCTTAATACAATTGTTAGAAAAATCCACTACTATTCCATCAGATGTTAAATAGGTGTTATCATCTAATAAAACTGAACTTACTATTTTACTTTTAATTAAATCATTATCTACTTGTAAACTTTGTGATAACTTATTTAAACTCCCAAAATACTGAGTTCCTAATTCAACTGTTTCATGGAAATTATTAACTAAACCATCTTCTAAAGAACATAAATCTAAATCACTTAATAGATAACTATGAATAGTCATAAACATTTCTTGGGACTCTCTGAAAGCCTTTGTGGAATGAAATAAACTATCCCCTAATTTAGACAGTTCACGACTTAATTCTAGTAAAGCTAACATTTGTACATTTGTATCCGTGTTAAGCCCTGTCGTGACTATCTCTTCATAATATCTCTCTTTAAAAGATAAGCTAGAAGATAAAACTCTATCAATCAATATCTTTTTTTCTATATCTCTTAATTTTCTGGGATTAGCAAAGATAATCTCATATAAACCAGTTTCTTCTGTTTCTAACAAGTCTTTAGGCTTAACTAACAAATTTGTATTATACTTCATTGTGTTAAAATAATAATCATGGTCCATTCTATACAATACTGTATGCTTTAAACATACTAACAATTTACGATAAATATTTATTTCATCTTGAGTGAACCAGCCTTGTGTAGATAAAGCATCCAGTAAATCTATTAGCTTAACATCTATATCATGTAAGTACCAAGAACTGTAGTCATAACTATTATAAACATCTTTTGCTATAATAGGTGCTAAATCTTCATTAGATATTAAGAATTCAACTTTATTAAAAGTCTCATCTGTTTCTATAACTTTCATAAGATTAGCTGTTTGTTTTTCTATATAAGCAATTAACTCAGGTTTATTATCAGGAAGACTTATATGAAAAGTATCTTCTCTAATTCTATCTAAAGCATAAGTGCTTAATTGAGAATAGGTGGAGTCTTTATATATATCTGTTATCATTCTTTATCCTTATCTTGGTGGTATAGAAGGAACTTGATAATTCACCATTCCATTATAGATATCATCATTTATAAAAGAAACTATTACCCTGCTATTTAAAGGAGGAATAGTAGTATTAGTATTTCCATTATTAACTGGTTGCTTAATATGATACCAAGGTAACTGTTCAGGTTTCAAACCTTCTGTTAAATTAGCTATTTCAACCTTAATTCTCGACCTTTTTTCAGGGTCTACAATATCTACTACTGTACCCATCCAGTCACGATTTTCTAGCCCTCTATTTGCTATTCTATATTTCAATCTTGCTTTATTCATTTTTTTTTCCTATAATTGGAAGTCTCTGCTTAATCCCAATCTCTGTGTAAAACCTTTCTGCTGAATAATGATATTTTTAGAAGTAATTAAATATTTACCTTTAAGCATATCTTCAATAGCTCCGTCGGATTTATTTAGCATCACCTTAACTAAATCTAATAATTTTAAATCAGACTCAGGTAGGAATTTACGAGACACGAATAAATATAAAGTGTTTCCATATAAATTTACTTTATTAGATAAATTGGAAGTATAAGCTTGATAGTAATCATCATGACAATTGCCACAGTCTATTAAAGGAGGACTTTCTCTTGAATATGTAACCTCTTCATAATCTTTACCATCTACCATACTCTTTTGGTTGGATGAATAATCTTTCATTGAACCCTTATTGAAATCATATACATTAGTAACAGTTCCTTCAGAGAACATATACTTAAAGATACTACTATCCCCCTCTAAAGAGTAAGAAGTAAATCGGATTTTACTAGTATCTTCATCCACTTTTCTATTAGTAAATATTTGTTTAGGTTCTTCTCCGAATTTCTTCTTGACAGATACACCTATTAATTTACTATCAATATTTACAGCCACTATAGGTAAGTCATCTTTAGCTAAAAAAGCATTACTAACTACTCTATCTACAAATTCTTTCTCAGGAATATTATGTCTTAACCAATACTGTTTATCTTTACCAATCCAGTTTATATCAGGGGTTAATGTAGTAATAGCCTTTAGTATTTTATCACTTGTGTCTTTTACAGAAGTTATCTTAATTTGATTTGTATAACCTATAACATCTAGTATACCTGTTAATTTAACCGAATATTTATCTTCATCAGGTTGAAACTGATAACTCTTAATTCTCCACTTCTTTAAAGTGACATCAGAGTTACTTCTCCCCCAACCTATATTAATAATAGCATTATTCTTTTTAATCTCAGGAAGAATAGAAGGGTCAAACATAGTTAGTTGTAATTCAAATTGTGGAATAATGTTATCTGCTTCTTGCACTATTTTCAGTAATATAAAATTTAATTTAGTGAATAGTATATTACCTATTTTAATATCTACAGACATTCCTTCTTTTATATTAATCACTATATAACTCCTGATATTTTAAAAATAGTTCTTCTAATTCACCTTGATTAGGGATAAATATGATAGTATTATCTGGGATATCTAAAGGGTTAAGAATATCGTTGTATATAGCCAATATCCACCATAAATCTTCTGAGTCATAATACTTTTCAGATACAGCATCTAATAAATTAGTTGTAAGAACTTCTTGATGGTTATAGGTAACAGCTTTTAAATCATTTATAAACTCTTTACTCTTAGGTGCTAAATAATCATATATACCTACTTCAGGAGAATATGTTATATAAGTTTCTAATTGATATTTAACTATACTCATCTCTTTATCCAATCTGATAACTCAGTAGCATTTAGGGATTTGTAAGGTGAAAAAGTAATGCTTACACTCATATACAAAGGTGCTCCTTTATCATCAACATACTTGCTATAACTTCTGCTAACATTATCTACCTTTAACCCAGTAGCCATAAACCAGTCTCCTATAGAACAGTGTACCAATTGATTTTTAAAAGGGTCACTTCCTAGAGCTATCTTAGCAGTATCTTTAGGACTATACAAATAAGATTTTAGTATATCTGTCATTCCATCTACATTAGGTTGTGTTAATTTAGCTAACTGTAATTCCATATTATTATAGGAACCGTTTCCATATTTATTAGGAAAGAAGTGCATATTAAGAGAAAAAGAAACTCCACTATCCCCTTCATAACCTTGGAATGTAGATAATAAAGTCTTTAGATTCTGACTCACAGCATTCCCTACACCGCTTCCAAATATCTTAGTTGCAAATTTAGAAGCGGCACCTCTTATTAATCCCTCTCCTGCACTGGCTACTGTTGAATTACCCCAACTAGCACCATTACTATAACTAAACTCTTCGTCATCTATCAAACCTTTTAATGAGATACCTGCGAAACCACAAGATATCATAACCAAATAATCACTATAGCTGTCTAATTTATCATAGTATATACTCATAAAATAGCTCCTTTTCTTAGAATAATGCCATCATTCTTGTACCTGTATCAGATATACTAAAACTACTTTCTCCGTTAGTTCCCCTACCTAAATTACTACTACTATTATTATTGATAATAGTTACGGGGGCTTTGTCTTCAGAAGTTTTAGGCTTATCCTTTAAACCTATATTTATATATTTACCTGTTGTACTCATTAGAGATATATCACCTGTATCTTTTCTAGTTAGAACTTCCTTAATCTTCCTTATATCAATACCTGTAGCTACTGCTATCTGATTAGGGTTCTTTAGACCTTGACTTGTTAAGTTATCTATTCTACTTTTTTCATCTTTAGTAACTCTAGTTTGCATTTCAGTAATTTGAGGAAAATCGGAACCTTGCTCAACTCCATCCTCAGTATCCTTCACCTTAGCAGGGGTATTGAATCCTTTGGACTTAGAACTTCTATTCTTATTAAATTCCTCTAAAGTCTCTGAATTGATGGCTTTCTTATCTTCTTCATATTTATCTATTATAGATTTCTTACGAGAACTAGCTTCTTTCCAGTTAGGAAATTGTTCAGTAAATTCTTCTTCAGTTAGACTCCTACCTCCAATACTGAAATCGGAAACTTGACCAGAATATACATCTGTACTATAAATATAACTCTCTCCTGACTTAGGGTTATACTCCTTTATAGCTTCATTCTTTTTATCTTCGAGTTCTTTTAACTTTTCCTTCTTTTTCTCATCTAAATAAAGTTTACCACTATCCATATCTTTTAGCAGAGATTTTACTTTTGTCTGGTCTTTATCATTTAAGTTGCCATTATCCACTAATTCTTGGATAACAGATTGTGGTAATTGTTTCAACTTGTCATACCCACCCTGACCGATGGAGTTGTCACCCCAATCATCATTTACAATACCTGCATCAACTAAAGCATTAAAGTTCTTATCCTGATTACCAGAGGTAAGAGATAATTTCTGCTCATCTTTACCTAAAGTATTGTCTTTACTGTTAAATTGGTTCATCTTTGCGGCTTTCTGTAACTGTACCTCAGGGGTTTCTTCAGGTTTACTAATCAATTTATCTATTAAACCTATAGGAGTATAATTGTACATAGTGTGCATAGCCCTACCTACATCTATATCACTCTCGGAAAATTCTCCTTTGGGGTCATTTATAACATCCATACCTGCATTATAATATAACTCATTACCTTGTTTATAAGACATCATATCAGTTAGAAATTTCCTTTGAGTTTCAGCATCAGCATTGGATAGACCTGCATCATCGACTTGACTTTCCATCCAATCTTCTAAGTTATCAGGTTTTAATAATTCATCTGCTGTTTTGCTAATCTCCTCTATATCATCCTCTATATCTTTTCTTTTATCAGGGTCTGTTTCTGCTTTATAAGCTTCTTGCATTTTGGGAATATACACCTGTGTTAAATATTCATGAGCTGTAAATGGATTATCCTTTTGGTCATCAGGTATTTTATCTAAAGGTCCTGCCATTGTTTCATGGATATAATCAGTTACTCCTGCACCCATTTTCAAACCTAAACCTGCTCCTACAATACCTCCTACAAAGGCTCCTCCACCTGCTCCAATAAAAGTACCTACTAAAGGCATAGATAAAGACCCTAACCAAGCCCCTACAGTTCCTCCTACTTCTGCACCAGCTAAAGCACCTGCAGTAGCTCCTGCTAAACCCCCTCCAGTTCTAGCTACAGCTTTATCCCTATCAAAATCATTATCCGCCATTTGATATTGGTCGTAATTACTAGACATTTCGTCATACATAACATAAGCTGAAGTTCCTGCGGCTATCACTCCTGCACCTAATACTGCAGCAGTTGTTCCCCATCCTAAACCATCATCACTATCTGTAGCTACAGCTCCTCCCGTAGAAGCTATTTTGCTTTTAGTACTTTGGGGAGAATTTCTATTCTCTTTCTTCTTAGCTCGTTCTTCTCTTTTAGACTTCTTAATATCTCTTCTTTCTTTTGCCAAGTCATTCTTCTCAACTTCTTCGGCTTGTTTCTTTTCAAATTCTGCTTGTTTCTTTTGCTCATTCAATAAGTCTTCACGAGATTTCTTAGCTATTTCTCTATCTTCATCAGCATTAGCTCTATCTTCATCTGCGTCTTTCCTATAAGAGGCAGTCTCCTTCTCTTTTTTATCTGATAAACTAGATGGAGCTTGATATGCTTCTAAATAAGTTTCTTTCTCCTTACTTTCTCTACTTTTTTCGATACCTAAGATAATATCTTCTAATTTTGTATCTTCATCTTTGGATTTTAAACCTCTATACATATTACCGACTAAAGAGCGGTCATTTTCTACTGTATTTCCATCTTCATCTATTCGGGTTTTTTGTAAAGCTTCTATACCTGTATTTTTACCGAGAAAGTCTAACATATTTTCAGCTACCATACTCCCTGCTTCCTCAGCATCAGAAGGTCCTGCTAACAATTCTTCCTTTAAACCCTTATCATCTTTAATGTTAGACAGTGAACTTAACACTTCTCCCATTTTTTCATTATTATCTTTTTCTAATTCAGCTTTATTATGATTAGCAATTTTATCAGCATTGGTTAGTTTACCTTCTTCATCTGTGTTTTCTTCGATTACTTTTAAAGAAGAACCTAAAGAGTTAATTGACTTAGAATAAGTAGAGAAATTACTATCATTTTTCTTTAGATAATCTTTTAATACTGAAATAAAATCTTTTAAATCAACAGAGTTTTCACCTTTATCTAAATAACTATTTATTAACTCATCTACAAATTTCCTATTAGAAGAGTCTAAATTAGCTATATGCTCTCCTAAATAACTATCCATTGAAGCTAATTTAGAAGAAGTAGAGTCAAACATATAATCCAAATTATCATTCTCATTAACAGTTAAGGGGCTTTTTAACTCAGTATCTAGCTGATTTTTTACTTCTATAAAGGAAGTAAGTCCCTCTTCAAATTGACTTTGTATATCTTCTAATCTTAATTTATCTTCACTATCTTCCAGTCTATTAAATATATCATCTAAAAGGTCTGACATAGTATTTTTAACAAAATCATAAGTATCTAAATTTACATCTGCTAATTGTTTATCAGTTATGGCTGTTTTAATATTTGAGTCTACTTGTACTTTTTCTGTACTTTCTAAGACATCTATAAATCTTTCAATTTGAGCGTTATCAGCTCTACCTTCTTTTACATAATCTTTAACTAGATTTTCTATTGTAGCTTTATAACTAGCTGTTTCATCTTTGCTTAAACCTTTTGCATCTTCTACACTCCGTTTCAAGCTAGATAGGATTTTAATAGTGTATTCATTATTAAGTTTTTCAAGAGATAGAGAGGAGTCTAAAGCTTTTAGAAACTTATCTTTATCTTCACCTATATCACCCTCCTTAATATTAGAGAGATATTTCTTAGTATCAGTTCCGATATAATCTGCTTGACTATATTCTTCTATTATAGATTCCAAAGAAGATTTAGACAAAGCATCTTTTAATTCAGAAGTGTTGAGGTCTTTACTAGATATATTATTTGTGATTGTTTTATTGAAAACGATGTTGGGTTGTTTCTTATTAGGTAAAGGAGCTAATTTATTAACTTTATTATTAGGATTTTCAGAGAAGTTAGATATACCTTTATAAATATCTTTCTTCTCTGCATCACTTACTTTGCTTACTTGTTTTTTTGGAGCTAATTTATTAAATTTCTTATCAGTGTTTTCTATAGAAAAATTAGAAGCTGTATTATAAATCTTATCCACTTCATTATCTTTTAAGTCTTTATCTTCTGATACTTCTTCAATACTTCTATCCATTTTGAACACCTTTAATTATTTTTCAATTGTCTTAACTCCAATAAATTTAAAACATCTTCATAAAAGGTTTTTTCAGGAATATTCGAGTGAAACACTTCTAGGAATTTTAACCTAATCTCCATCATTTCCTTGTAAGATAAACTAGGGGTAAGCCTTTAGCTTTGTTAAACCAATATAAATTTTTAAAAGATTGTGACATTTAGGACAATGCTTGATTACAGGTTCTACTTTGATAAATAAATCTTCATCTAACTTCTTTAAATTCTGAATATCGGGAGTTGCGGAATATTTGATTATTTTTAATCTTTCATCTAAAGATAAATTATCTACAGAACTTAATAAAGAAGCATAAGTAACATATAACTTATTCTCATTAGGGTATAATTCCATAAAATCTTCTATTTCTATTGTATTACCTACAGTTAAACCACTAACACCATAATCTTTATCTTCTATCTTAATAGGAATAGGAGTCTTTTTTATAGAACTATCTTTTATTTCTAAATCATCTAAAACAATAGGAGTGTTTAATATACCATCGCATTTAACAGTATCGGGTGTAAATTCTAATTCAGCTTCTATTTTCTTAACTTCTTCTGATAATTTTACAATATCACATTCAGGAACAGTCATATCCTCATATAACTTCTCAATATTAACTTGAAGAGTAGCTTTATGTTTATTAGGAACATCATGAATACAAGCCAAGTTAGGAATCCACCCAAACCCTTTAACAGTCCATATAGAAGATATAATCATTAGTAATATAAAATCAGGTAGTTCTAAATCTTCTAATTCTATACCTTGTATAACATCTCTATATAATGTAACTAATTGCTTATAACTAGGTTTATGGTTTCCTACATATTTTGATAAAGCTTCACTTTCCTCAAAGAATAAACCTCTTACATACAATGTATCTATTTTATAACCTCTAAAGCCACTAGGAAGCTCATTTATCACTAAATACTTATGAGACCTACCTGACTTGATTGAAGACCTCTCAGTGGGCTTAAATTTATTATTACCATCTATCATGTTATTCCTTACCTATAATTATTAATGCTATTGAATTAGTCTTTACTTGAAAAGAATTATCACCATGAATATCTGTAGCACCTTTTGGTACTACATAATAAGTATCACTACTTATGGGATTTAATCCTTTATCGAAATAGTCTACCCTAACCTTCATAGCATAAGCTTTTAAATCAGCTAACGATTTTGTTCTTTTTTTAGATACCAAATCAGTCATCGCTATCCAATCTTCTCTTAACTTATGAATTAGGTTAGTATGAGTCTCATAATAAGTGAATTTAATTTCTCTAGGATAAGAAGCAGTTACAGGAAATATTAATTCAATATTAGGTCCTACTGTAATAGATTTGTCCTGTACTGTAACTGTAGGGTAATCTACATCCAGAGCAGGAAACCATTTACCATCTATGATATTAAAAGCATCAGCTGGAGGGTGTTTACCCCCAAAACCATAGAATGAAACTAGCCAATTAGATGTAGTTCCCACTTCAAAAGAATTCTTAAGCTCATTGTGAGTAAATCTCATTATTATATCCTTTTATTTTTCTTCCATAAAAACCTATTGTTACCAGTTGTATAACATATATGCAATCCTAAATCATTTGTATAAGAATACTCATCTACAGCACCTTTAGGAAGTCTCTTATAACTAAATCTTAATCTGTGAAATTTAGTTATACCATCTGTATAAAAATAAGAAGGTCTAGTAACTCCTATAAAATCAAAATCATTGTTGAAATATACTGTTTTTCTATAATCAGAGGAAATATCTATATCATTATAACTAAATACTGTATTAGGAGTATATTCTCTTTTGAAATAACTCCATAATTTACTGAAGCCTCCTACAATAGAATGTTTAGTAAGATTACAGAATCTTATTAGCTCCCACTCGTATTTTTTATGTTTTGAGAAAGTTAGTAAACTTACAAGTTCATTCTCAAAATAAAGACCTAGATTAACTTTAGCATATCTATTACCAAATAAATGGTTTGCTTCCAAAAAGGACTTAGCAGTTTTATTATTAACTTCTTTTATAATACATTTACGAGCATACACAAAATAAGGATTCTGTTTCAGTTTATTAATTAACATTGACTCCCATAAATCCCTTTTAAGAAACCAGTCTATCTCCCATATATGAATTATATTTATACCTTCCTCTAAAAAGGATTTGGATTTTTCTATATGATAAGAGTTATCTTTGTTTCTATCACTATGCCAATAATTACCATTGCACTCTATACCTATATTAAGGTCAGGTAAATAAATATCTATTTCTAAACCTCTCCAAGAGAATCTTTTAATTCTATTTTACTTTTATAGATAGTTGTAATATAATTATAAACATCCTTTTCAAATTGCGAAGACTGTTTAGGATTACATTTAGGACAGTTTAGACTTTTAATATAATTACCACCTCGTCTTATTATATTACCACACTTTAGACATTTAAAAGAATAACGAACAGGAACTCCCACTTTATTAGTCCATACACCTCTCCATCTCCCTTTAATAACAAACCCCTTATCAGAAATAATAGGTATAGAGGTTTTCTTAGACATATTATGCTGTTCTATTATAATCTCTTGTTTTCGGGAAGGTTGTTGATTATAATTTTCAAATCCAAACTTCTTTAGATTGGTTTCTTTAAATTGTTTTCTATTATTATAAGTCTTATCTCCATATAATTCAATTTTAGTATTTTCGGTCTTTTCCATTTTACATAAATGACACCCTGCTATTTTATCGTTTCTACAAATACAATAGTTATTATGTTTACATTGGAACAAAGAGAAATACTTTTTACCTTTAAGAATAGTTCCATAAGATTGTTTAGCCAATTTATTAAGGGAAAGAGGATTATATAGTCTATAATCCTTTGTGAGAAATGCAGACCCATCTTTAAACTTTGTTAAGCTATGAGGGTCTGAAATTTGTTTTGTTTTTAAAATTGTTTCTATCATTTAAGCACCTTTGTATATAATACTAGGTGCTTAAAACTCCTTTTACCAAGAAGTAGAAGAGCCTACTCCTCGGTGGAAATCGTCATAGACCCATGTAATTGTAGGTTGAACAGCCTCGGCAGATTGACCAAGTTCAGAACCTTGTGAATACTTAGGCATAGCTCCAATAAGAGTATATGTCTGAGTAACTTCATCATCAGGTCCCAACATTTGAATTTGTAAATCAGCTTTAACTTCAGCAGTGAGTTTCTGCTTACCTGTTGTATCTGAACCATCACCTGACCATCTTGCATTAATCCATTTAGTAAAATAATCAAATACGGCGGCGTCTGTACCTTCAAAGAATTTCCAAGTAATTTCACCATTTTTAGTGACTTTACCTGTATAATTAATTTTATGACCTTGAAGCTCAACTTGTACATCTTCTACAGTCTCTTCAGGAACACTAGTTGTTGTTACACGAATTTGTAAATCCTCTGACATAGCACCTACAGCACTAGAAGGGTTAATTATATTAACCCCCCAGTGTAGAGTTGTTTGTACTTCTGCAAGAGCTGATTTAGTTCTATTAATTGCGAATTTCATTTGTTAGCTCCTTATAAACTTACATCAATATCTACAGATTTATTAAAGATAGCCAGTGTTACAGGAATTTCTTTAATATCCATAGTTGGTTGAATACCTAAAAATACAGGCATTCTACGGTTGTCGATATCACTATCTGTGATAACTTCCTCAACTGCTATAGAATAATCGTATACACCATCTTTTGCTTTTACTTCATCTCTCATAAAGCCGTTTAATGCTCCTTCGACTAAAGACCAAGTTCTACGATTGTTTAAATCAAATGTAATATACTCTAACATATCTTCTAAACCATATTTGATATAGATTAACAAGAATGCTACTGAACGAAGTTGCATTGGACTAGGTCTAACTAATGTAGTTTCATTACCCCAAATTACAAGACCTGAACCTTTTTTGTACCTAATAGGATTAATTCTATTATTAACTAACCAGTCTCTGTCTCCTTCTGAGAAACGAACTTTAACATCTAAAGCACCTGTTAATTTACCTCTTTTCCAACCTGCGGCAGGGTAGAAAATCCTATAGTTTCTTGTAGTATACTCTTGAGAAGCGGCAGCAAAACCATCAGGTGCTACCCAGATTTCTTTTTGATTATAATCATCATAGATTTTAACCCAACCTGCAAATATAGAGGCTTTCTCAGTGTTAAGCATTGTACTTGCTTTATAATCAACTATAGCACCTTTGTAATCAAAAGACTCTTCAGCTACAGGGTCTATAGAAATAAAACAGTGTGTAAGATTTTGTTTCTGTGCCACTTCTACTAAGGCTTGTGCGTAAGCAGGAGTTGCGAAACCGCCATCCATTAAAATAGTAACAGGATACTCTTCTTTATTTTCAACAAGTTTAACTGCTGTAATTAAGTCGCCAACTGTTACAGGAGAGCCATTATCACCACCTCTTAACATATTAACACCTGCGTCAATTAACTTACCATCAATACCACCAATAACAAAATCAGAGTTGATTGGATAATTATAGAACACTTTATCGACTTTAGATAGTTGGTAATATTGAATACCATCTACAATACCAGCTAGAGAGTCATTTTGAGTTTCATCCCAAAAGAATACACGAGTAGGGAAAGGATTACCATCTACATCTAACCACTCTTTATCTATTTGGTCTTCTTCTATAACTCTATCAAGCTTGATGTAACCCTCTGAAGAGTTAATAATTTGAACTTTATATTCTGAACTCAACTTAGGTTCAACATTGTTAATTTCAAACTTAATTCTCATACCCAAAAAGTAAGGAGTAGTATCTGAAACTTTAACTTCGCTGTGACCTGCTAGTAAATTCTCTATAATATTTGTAGCTGTTGTTACAAATAAATCATCAGGGTTTTGTCTCCAAAGACTATAATCAGTATTTAAAGGAACTTCAGGAACTTCTTCTGAGTCTACATCGAATGGATTATCTTTTACTGAAATATAAGCAGACTTACCGTTGATTTTATCTTCCAAATACATTTGGCGACCAAAACCGTCTAATACATTTTTACGAGACACTAACCAACTTTCAACTTGAACACCTTTAAAGTAAACAAGAATATAAAATCCACCTTCTTCCACATAATCCTTAGATGGGCTAATGCCTACAGAAATATCATCTCCCCACTTACCTTGTGAATTTGTAGTTACTAAAAAGGCGTCTCTATCTTCTAATTCATATTGAACTAAATCATAGACAGGAGTTTGAGCCGCTATAGTAATATAATTATCTACTTTAATAAAGTGAGCATCTTCTTTATATTGGTCTTTCTGTAAAAAAGTATTAGAAATTGTACCTACTTTGATATCCTCATTAGGAGTGATATAATCTGCATTTGTTACTAGAACTTCTGTAGTTCCTACTGCATCTCTTACTACTACAGGATTGGCGTAAGCAGGGTTGAAAGAAGAACCATCAGCTCTTGTTAATACATCCCCTATAGATACATCTTGAGGGTTACCTAACTGAATTTTATCATAAACAAGCTTTTCTTCATATACATCTATAACTTCATATAAAGGAGTATTTTCCCCTACATTATCCTGTCTATCATTTAGTTCTGAAAGAGTGTTAACAGCTGTGAAAGATAAACGACTACCTATGGATAAACCCTCAGTTGTTGTCATTCTAATAACTTGTGAGTCATTAACATCCAACTCAACTTGATTAATTTCATTTAAAGCATACTCACGATTTGTGAAGTAAGTTGGAAATGAAAAACTGTCTAAATCTTCTTGTGTTAATCCTGCTATTGGTTTAATAATAGAGTCTGCTACATAACTAGCTGTAGGAACACCTTGTGGAATTAAATCTATCTTAGAACGAACTAAAGCACCTGAAAATCGAATATCTTCGTGTGCGGCTCTCATAACCCATAACTTGTTTGATTGACTTAGATATGTAATAGCTGAATAATGGGATACACCATATTCAGGAACAGGTTCACCAAAGATATCTATTAACTCATTTTCACTTGTTATTAGAACAGGCTTACCTATAGGTCCTTTATTACATACGATAGTTATTGCACCATAAGAACCCGGCATACTAGGAACGATTGCAGAACGGTCTTGTTCTCGTATAATTACTTTTGCACTACCCATAATATACCCCTTACACTTTTCTAATTATGATTTGTTTCTTAAACTGTTTTGCTATTTCAAGAAATCTTTTTTCTGAAGGTATATCTACCTTAACTCTGCCTTTAGGTCCTACTACTACAGTATCATCTGTACTAGAGTTACCATCCTTATCAATGTATACAGTATGTAAAGATTGATTTGTTATGTTTACTAACATATAAACTCCTATATAAGTGTTTTTATAAATTTGAGAAATGTGCATCACACCCTCTATATAGGAATTGTTAAAACTTAATTTAGTTATCTATCTAGGAATTTTAATTGGATATCGACTGTATCCAACATTGGAAAGGTTTTACTATAAGAACTAAAGAAAGGTCCTTCTAATTTTGCAGTAAATGTAAGCTCTTGTAGATTACCATATTGTGCATAATCAATATGACCTACAGAGTCTACTTGTCGAAAAGTAGTTGTGTAATCAAATTCTACTTGCCCTATATCCTGACCCATATTAAAGCTCATCTCAATAACTCTATTTCTCATAAGTTTATTAAGATATAAAAACTGTAAATCATTTATAATCCTTGAACTGGTAGTAAGCAGTTTAAATGTTAATTCAATTTCTCCATAAATCATATCACGAATTATGAAATCAGTTGGCTTAGAATGAGCTTCATCTAAATCTCTTACTTTTTGAAAAAACCTAGACATATCGTCTTCGCCAATTTTCTTTAACTTATCCATCTCTACCAAACCTCGGGAGTTCTTAGGGTCAAAAACAGCTTCAAAATTAATATTATTTAGTCTCTCTTCGGACTTTCTCAGAGGGGTGTAATTATACATCATTAAAATATGAGACTCTTTATTAGCTACTATTAAATCTTCTTCAGTTAGTAAACTCATATCACTATTGCCGAATAAAGCTCTAGTTGATAAAGATTTTGTATACTGAGAAATCATTTCTAAATCACTATTATACATAACTGTAAAGTCTAAATTATAATCTTTATACCATGCTTCTATTTCATTTACAAATTTATTAATAACTATGTCTAACATACTAATCCTTAATTGATAGGGTCGTATTTATATTTAATTGACCCTCTATTTTCATCTTCTGAAATCAAATTATCATTAGTTAAGAATAAATCATCATCTTCCAGTTCATCTTCATACTCTTTCATATCATTAAATTCATCTCTATTTCTTTCAATATCTATAGATACAAAAGGAATGAGAGTGTACTTCTGAAAAATAATACCTTCATCATCATATATTTTAGGAATATCTTCTATCTTAAAGTTCATTATCTTACCACTTTTCAATCTAGCGACCACTTTAGCATAATAAGGTAGTTTTAACTTAGCAGGAGTGTACATAAACATTTCTCCACCTTCAAAATCTTCCATTATACTTTCCGTGTTTGTTTTACTTTTAAACAATGTAGGAATTAAAACCTTAGCAGTTTCTTCAGCTTCTTCAGGGTATTCAATATCATCATCTTTATAACCGTGCTTTAGATTGTTGGCTTGAATAGGGAAATATATATCTGCTGTAACCCCATATATCTTAGTAAGTTGCTTAACTGCTATATAACCTGCTCTACCTGTTAATTGAGATATATCCATTTTGAACTCCTTATATTAGTAAACCGACTTCTAATAACTTATCTTCAAAATTATCTTCATTAAAGTCTTGGAAAAAATCTTTACTATCTATTTGATGTTCATCTAAATAATACTTAATTGTTGTAAAACATTCATTCATTGAAATAGTTGATAATTCCTCTATAGAACTTGTTACAGCCATTCTACCTTTAGAAATCTGTTTAAAACCCTTATTTCGGAAACTCTTAGTTGCGGCGACTAAATGTTTACATATTTTATTTTGTCTATGAGGGTCTCTTATATTAGGCTCACGATTTTCTCTTTCTCTTTTAAAAGAGTATTTCTCTTGTGAAGCATTATAAGCAGAACCCCAATATAAAAAAGCAGGACAATGGCAGTGTACTTTAACATTTGCTTCTAAGGGGGAAATCAGTCTACGACCAATCTTTGCATCTTTGTTAGCAAATGTTAAAGAAACTATATGACCCTTAGGGTCGCTATAGCTTTCTTTACACTTAACCAAAAATATAAACCTCTTTTCATTAACAGGTTTATATTTGATTTGATAAACACGACAATTATTAGACTTACTGTTAGGACTTAGACCGTTGGCTCTGAATAATTCTAATAAATTTGTCATGGTTATACCTACTCTTGTTCAGCTAATTCATCGATAATAGCATCTATAATATCAGATTTTCTAGTTAAGCCTTCAATATCTACATTATGTTCGTTAGCATAAACTTTAATTTGCTTAACATTCATACTCTCAAAATCAGGGAAGGCATCCTCATCCTCAGGTTCATCTGTTTCAAGGTCTGGATTAGCTCCTAAATCAGGGAAGGCATCCTCATCCTCAGGTTCATCTGTTTCAAGGTCTGGATTAGCTCCTAAATCTACAGATGCTTTATCTTCAGTAGGTAAATTTGTAACTTCAGTAACATTTTCAGTTGCTTCTTCTGTAATTTCTTTAGAAATAGCTAACAATTTTTCCTCACAATGCCAATTCAAATAAGTTTTAGAGAACTTACCACCTAAATCACTTCTAACCTCTCCACGAGTTAGGCTTAAAGATAAACCTCTTTCCGAGAGGTTACAGTTCTTCAATACATCGTATTTCATATTTCGTCCTTTGTTAAATATCTGACTTGGTAATCACCTCATCTATATATACCTTTTAAGATACATAGAGATAAGGTGCTACCTTGTCAAATTGTACTTTATTTTACCACTATCATAGTAACGGATAAAACCTAATTCATCCGACATCTGAAACTCAGTTTTATCCTTAAAGTCTAAACCTTTTTCACTCATCAATTGTTTAAGTCTAGCCTTTCTAAAATAAGACTTATGATACATATTATAAGCACTATCATAATAATTATAGCTAGGAGAGGTTGTATAAATTTCTTTAAAACCATGCTGTAAATAAACAGCTCCTTGCGACCCTTGTAAATCTGCAAAAGATATTATATTATCATAAGTCCTATTTTTGGTGAAATATCTTAATAGCTTACTAAATCCACCTTGAACATTAGTAAAGGTTTTTGTAGCGAAACGATTAAGATTGTATTCACCTTTTTTTGATATACTGAAAGTCATTACAGATAATAACTCTTCTTCAAAATATAATCCTAGTTTGACTGAGCTTATAGCATAACCTTGTAAATGATTATCATCCATAAACATTTTAGCAGTCTGAGAAGATAATTCTTTTATATTACATTTTCTAGCTCCTATTTTAAAAGGAGTTAGATTAAGCTTATTCAATATTAAGGACTGAACTATATATTTATTATGAATCCATTGACTATCAGTTATATGAATAATAGATTTACCTAAAGCTAAACTGTCTAAAGTTTTATCTCTTTGATAAACAGTTCCTTTAAATTTATCACTATGCCAATAAACCCCGTCAAACTCTATAAAGAGATTATGCTCAGGAATATGTATATCTATCTCTCTTTTGTCTTCAAAAGGATTTATATGCCTCTCAATCACTATATATTGACTTATAAAAGAAGCTAATTCCTCTTCCATTTTTGAAGTTCCTATATTATGACACTTTTTACAGAAGCCATGACCTTGGGTTATCCTTTCCCCTCTAGTTGTATATTTATGACCTTTACCACACATAATATCAATATTCTCTTTTACACCTTTAAAGTCAGACAATAATTTATAACCCTTATCCACCTTATGTAAAAGTTTTAAAATAGAGTCATTATCATAAACTAAATTTCTACCAAAGATATATTTATAACCTCTATCATTTATAGTCTTTTTCATTTTAATAGATTGCTTTGAAGTGTTGCACTTAGCACAACCAACTCCTGCTAATAATCCATCAAGTCGGATACTTTGGGTTTTATGTATTTTACAATAGAAATCTATTTTATTATGGGTGCCTTTATAAACGGAATTACTAAAATCCAGTTTTCCCTTATAAATTTTATTTAACTTATCAATCATAGTTTTAGTTGTATAAGGATTATTAGATGAACATTCTTTACAATATAACCCTCTTTTAATCATATCTAAAGAAACTTCCTGTTCTCCGTGTATATCACAATTATAAATAGACTTAATTCTCAATCCATAATAGAACCAGTTATCCCATTGATTACCTGTTAAATTATATTCTAAACGATACTTAACAGTCTTGCTAGTATAAACAGACGGACACATATTATTAGTGCATTTGTAATTCTTTAATCTATCCAACCTTATTGAATAATCTTTTCTACAAAATTTACAAACAGCATCTATCTTTTCAGAGGGGTCATAATGTTCTACATTATATTCAAAACTATTATTAACTAACCTAGCATCTTTCAATCTCTTCTCCTATATAAATACTTTATATACATATAGAAAAAGAGTAGAGCTTTTAAAACTCTACTCTATTAAGGTTACTGACCTACAAGGATTTTGATAGCTGAAAGACCTTTAGGGTTATGAATCAGTAATCCAATTTCCTCAAAGATACTATATCCAACTTCAAGAGCCTTATTATCTTCTGCTTCAAGCACCGTTAAGTCCCACGAAACTACCAATCTACCAAAGTAAGAAGGTTCGCAGGTGATAAAGATATAATCTTTAGGTACCATACTTGATGTATTGATTTGAGTACCATTAATTCTAGCAATATAACCTGCTGTGATTAACTCTCTGCTTGTTTCAAAATCAATATAGTAACCAGTTTGAACATTGTTCATTTCTCTTAGAACTTGTTTCCAAAAGGGGTTCATATAAATAGAAACAGCATCAAGCTCTCCCCATTTTTCAATCTCAGCTTGTGCTTGACTGAAGTGTTTAACTGTAAGCTCTGATTGCTTAACTGTAGTGATAGCATTGATATCAGTGCTTCTCTCTGCAACAATTTTCATAAGGTCAAAGATTTTACCATCTTCTACTTTTACGATTTCAGATTTTACTTTTTCTCTTACTCTATCATTAAGGTCAAATCTAGCTTGTTTAATTTCTGTAAGTGGTATCATTGGATTTGCTGTTATTTTAAATAACGGAACAAGTACCTTTTTACCTTTAACTTTTGCTTGAACTTCTTCACCCTCTTCACCAATCACATAAGCTGGTACTTCAATGTCTTTTGGAAATTCAGGAATTGCACCTTGACCAAGTGGATAGATACGGAATGCTCTACGACCTACTGCTCTATAATCTCTCATTTCTCTTAATGGGTCTACCATTGATACTGAAAGTTCTTCTCTACCAGCAGCTGTTGCCATCAGTTGAGCTGTTGATTCATTTCTAGCATTAATATCTGCTAATGTTTCTACTTGTCCTACTGTTGCAGGGATAAATGGGTTATTCATAGTTTAGCTCCTTATACTTTTGATTGAATTTTAACTGTTTTATCAGTTGCTGAGTTTGCACTCATAGCTACACCATAAACTGTACCAGAACCATCACCTGATGGGTCTACCTTTGTCCACATACCCTTTGCACCACAATAAAGTTTATCAGAAGCTACAATATCTTCATCAATAACTTGTGCAGTTTCTATAAGACCCCCACCAAACATCAAAGGAACTTTACCACTTGCCATTGCAGGTTTGTTAAATAAAGGAACACCTGAAGCATCATTAACAATTAGACCAAGAACATCTCCGTCTGAAGCTAATGCTACGAAACCATCTGTACCTATTGTTGCCATTCTACCGGCTTGTAACTCTACTACCTTAGGGTCTAAAGCAGAAACCATTGGGTCTAAAGCTTCATAAATTGCAGGGTCTAACTCAAATGTATTACCATCAATTGAACCATTTTTGTATAAAATTTTCATATCTTTCCTTTTTAATTAAAATTCCAACTTACTAGTGGTTGTGAAGAAGCTTCACTTGACATAGCTGTTGCATTTGCGACTGTTTTTACTGAAGGAGGGTTAGTATCTCTACCTTGTTCAATAATCTCATTAGCACCTGATTTCTCAGTTACTTTTAAATCAGAATTAATTTCTCCATGATTAACACCTGTACCCAGTTTCTTAGCAATTGCCATAAGTTCACCAGCTTCTACAGTAAAACCATCTGCTAGAAGTTCTTGTGCTTGTGCTTCTAAAGAAGTAGCTTTCATAACCTTAGTTGGTTTAACTGCATGACCCTTTTTAACATTTAAAGAAGAAACTTTACCTGTTTTGTTAGATTTTACACCTGATTTCAGTTTAGCCGCATCAGGTATAGACTGTCTTCCAACATTAGGTCCTGCTGTTACTTCTGTATAATCATCTTCATCAAAAGATACAGACTCTTGGACTTCATCAGTTGCTTTTTCTTCATCATCTATATCATCTATATCATCTTCATCTTCAGCAGTTATTCCTAACTCACCCTCAATCATTTGACCGACTAAAGTTGCCTGAGCTTTTGTAGCAAGTACTACAGAATAAGTATCATCAAAATCCGTAGTACTTGCTACAGATGTAAAAGTATCTACATCACTCACTTGACCTAAGATATAGTTTTCTGCTGAAGCAGTTGTTTCTAAAACATTTGCAACTGAGCCTAAAGCTTGATGTAAATCATCAGTTGAATAAGCACCACTTGTAACATTACTTGCGATAGCATCTAACGACTGAGACATACCAGTTATTGTTTTTACAATTTGAACATTTTTGTTCATAGTAATTCCTTTAAATCTTATTTTAGGTAGTTTCTAATTTTATTAAAAACAAAAGTGAGTAACTAACCTAAGTATTATATTAATCTAAAAACCTAGTTATCAATTCCTTACTAACTAAGTTTTTATAAAACATCACTTCTCCATTCACTTTAATACCCAAGCGAACATCCCCTGCTAATACAGATGAGTTGATTTCTTTTAACAACTCATCTATATCAATATTATCAAGAATAATCTCTTCGACCTTCTCGGGTTCATCTTCTTTAATTCCCTCCTTTATAGATTGGTATTTTTTCAAAGCATCTAACTCTTCTTGATTCCTAGTAACTTGATATACATCTAAGGCTGTTTTGGAAGTCCAACTTCCATATTTATCATATTCTATGTCAAATAAGAAATTAAGATAAGGGACACCTAGCTTATTAATTGTTTTCTTTAGAGTAGATATTTCAGATAACTTTTTCAATAGAGCCTTTAATAAGTAATTATCTACTAAATAATCTATCTCATCGTGTACTGTATTAACAAATACTAACATATCTTGCTGTATGGACTTTTTATAATCATCTATTGATTTATACTTAGCTTTTTTAAACATAGATTACTCTTCTCCTTTCACATAAGTATCTGTTCCACAATTAAATATTCTCTCATACCCTAGTTTCTCCATCTGTTCTACCTCTTTAAAATCTTTTATATCTATATCTAAATTAAATTTCTTTTTAATCATTTTCTTTTGGAAACCTCTCCTATGATGACGAATACCATTTTTAAAATAAAAATAAGAAGGTCTATTACTTCTGACCTTAATGAACTTATTTGTCTTATATACAGAACCCGTAGACCATCTTAAATCTACATAAGATATAATAGGTAAACTGGTTCCCAAGAATTTAAGTAATTTAGAGAAACCTCCTTGTACTAAAGTATAAATTTTAGTAGCAAATTTAGTTAGTTCTATTTGATTTTCTTTTTTAATGAAGCCCATAACACATAACAGCTCATCTTCAAAATATAAACCTAAAGCAGTTGTATAATTAGAATTACCTCCTAATAAATGATTTTCTTTTAAAAAAGAGTTAGCTTGTTTATTGGCAATCTCTTTTATATTACATTTTCTAGCTCCTATTTTAAAAGGAGTTAGATTAAGCTTATTCAATAACATAGAATGTATAATAGGTTTTTGAAAAATCATTTCATCTTCCCATATATGAAATAAGTTTACATTGTTTGCATTACATAAATCTGTCTTATCCTTATGATAACTCTTACCCAATCTTTTTTCACTATGCCAATACAAACCGTTGTATTCAATAGCTAGATTAAATTTAGGTAAATAAATATCCAATTCTTTACCTTTTAACCAGCTAGGTTTATAATTTTCTATAACATCTGTATAAGAAGATAACCAGTCTGCCAATTCCTTCTCTACAATAGAATAACTTTTAGATTTACGACATTTATCACAGCCCCTAGATGTGTATAAACTATCTGCTTGTTTTAAAGTGAAAGGTTCCTTATGTATAGTGCAATAGCAATCTATAGGGGAGTTAGCTCCTTTATATAAAGTATTAGAAAAATCAAATGTTTTCGAGAAAGGGTTTCTCTCTTTAACTCTCTGTATAAAATCTTCATTAGTTATAGCAAGAGCTTCAAATATATTACACTTGAAACACCCACATAATCTTTTAGATGTAAAATTATTAGCTATTATAGAAAACTCATTATTGCATCTATTACAAATAACAGTTACGGGTTTGTCCCATCTTGTATATACAATTTTAGAATAATCATAATCGTCTCCGTGTAGAGCCTTAGCCTTGGCTATATATTCTTCTGTAGTTAAGGATTGATTAGAAATAGTCCCCATGTCTCCACATTTACTGCATCCATATTTTTGGTTCATTAAAACAGATAAAGACTTGGTAAACTTACCATGATATTTGCATTCAAACTCTATCAGGGAAGTCATATTCTCAAATATAACTTTATCCCAAAGTATATTAGGGTATTTTACCTTCAATTTGGGTAATAATTTATTATACTTAACCAAAGAAGAAGCCTTTATCTTTTTTAATCGTTCTTTCTGTAAGGATAATGCAGAGCATTTTTTACAATCATATAAATAATGAGACTTAGGAGTTATATTAATAATAGATTGACATCTATTACACTTAATCTTGATTTTAGTTCTACTATCTTTATAAATAACTTCTGAATAATTAAAATTATCTCCGTGTATAGATTTAGCTTTTATTAAAAAGGACTTTAAATCAGTTACTCTCATTACCACTCCACTTTCATTTGTAACTCTTCTATATCCCTCATATTAATATGAAGATTCCTATCAAATTCCTGTACAATTACACCTTTAGAGTTCTTTACTAATATCTTAACATTACCATCTTCCATTTGTTCTAAATAGTCTTCTACCCAATCATATAGATATTTTTCTTCAATAGAGACTATTCTTTGATAATAATTCTTACATATATTGTTATTTTGTAATTGACTTAAATCGTTCTTCTCTATATAATTACCTACTATATTTATAATCAGTTTGATAGTTTCCGCACCGAAACTTTGAATCGGACTATTGTAAATCTTATTTCTTGCCTTAGCTTTCTCTCTCCAGTTATCGCTACCTAGAGCAGGTAAATATAATCTTCTACCTAAAAAGGTCTTTACAAATAAATCTCTATTAGCTTCTTTTTCTAGTTTAACTAAATGTTTCTTAAAATATTTAAGATGTTTGAAATAGTTGCCAAATAATTTTATATTCTCTGCTTCTGTTCCACCTAAGATAGATTGAAGCACTTTATAAGAACCTCCATAGTTAAGTCCTAGACCCATTCCTTTAGCTTTCTTTCTGTATTTCTTTTGAACCTCTTCTTGACCCTGCGGTCCCGATAGATACAAAGTTTTCAATTTATCATATCCAAAGAAAGCGGCAGCATTAGAAGTATGCCAATCGCCGATTTCAGGAAATACTATATCGCTATTTATATTATGACTTTTAATTTTATCTAGTATGCTCAATTTCAACCTTTAACCTTTATGTAGCAAGATAATCCGCTTTCATAAATTCTTCTATATCCTTTATTATACATAAAGTCTCTTTCATTACTAACTTTAACTTTATATCTCTTTTCTAATTTCTTCTTAGTGAAATTTTTTTTATTATAAGTTATACCACTCTTAGTGTAAAAATAATTAGGAGGTGATTTATGTGAGAATTTAAAACCATTACTTAAATATAAATTACCAGTTGACCATCTATCTTCAGAATAAGAGATTATATCTGTTTGTATATTAAATGCTTTTAATAACTTAGAAAAACCACCTTGAACTAAGGTGTAAGTCTTTGTTGCGAACTTAGTTAAATTATAGATACCTTTCATCTTCTTCATATACATAACACATAATAATTCATCTTCATAATATAAACCTAGTAAGGAGACACCTCTATTACCTCCTAACAAATGGTTCTCATTAAGAAAAGAGTTAGCCTCTTTTAATGTAGGCTTTTTAATATTACATTTTCTAGCACCAATTTTAAAAGGAGTTAGATTCAATTTGTTTAATAACATAGAGTATATAATATTGGGATGGTCTCTTAATTCATCTTCCCATATATGGAACAGATTTATATTATTATCATTACATAAGTCTGTCTTCTCTTTATGATAATTCTTATGCTTAAAATTCTCACTGTGCCAATAAACCCCGTTATGTTCTATAGCTAACTTGAAATTAGGTAAATAGATATCTAACTCTAATCCATGCATCCATTTAGGTCTATAATTCTCTATAACATCTGTATATTGTTTTAAGAACTTTACTAAATACCTCTCAGGTCGAGAAATACCAGAATTACTACACTTTTTACAACCTTGTCCTCTTCTTAAATGGTCATAATCTTTGTAAAAGTATTCCTTATGTTTTTTACAGTAAATCTTTAAAGGAGTATAAGCATCTATATAAATAGTTTCACTAAAATCAAGAAGAGGGAACCTAGACTCCAGCTCCTTTTTATTAAAAGAGTTATTTTCAGATTGTGCTTTACTTAGTTTATCTTTGTAACAAAACTCACATCCATGTTTTTCTCTAAGGTCTATTAAGTTTTTATAGAAATAAGTTCTATGCTTTTTACAATATACTTTCATAGGTGACTTAACTTGCTCATAGGTCTCATAAAAGTATTTAAAATTTTCTGTATAATCCTTATTAGACTTGACCCACTTCTTAAAAGATATTAAAGAACTAGCGATTTGATTAGAGTTTGATTTTATTATACCCTGCTCTAATCTTTCTAACCTACAGTAATTACAACTATGAGTATTTTCCTTAAACTCTTTCGGTAAGTTATAAAAATATTCATTATGTTTCTTACAATAAATTTCTATAGGAGATTTACCAAATTTATAATAGTCGAAGTTAAATTCATAACCCTCAGCCCTAGCGGGGTTATCTAGTAACCATTGCTTAAATTTAACTATAACAGGACTAGTTTTATTCACTAATTATCCTTAAACAAATCTTCATATAAAATATCATTACCCTTTTTATCAGATATAGAATATTTACCTTGCCAAGTTTTAAATGCGTTTTTACTTAGATATCCCGAAGGTAATTCTACCTTCAATTCTGTATCAGCAGGAATATCTAAGATATGTGAAGTACTTGCACCTTTAAAAGCAGGATTAACATCTAAATAGCTAAGTTCAATAAACTCCACATATCCTTGCCCTTGTTTATTTCTATAATCTTCCACTAGGTGGGCAATTCTAAGCTTACGACCTTTATCATCAATAAAGTATTTACCCTTACTATATTTGAAATGGTCACAGAACTCATCTATAGATGTAGCAATATTACCACAATAAGTACATCTAAAGCTAGAACTCTCTGCACCCATAGAAACAAATTTAACTACACCATTTTCTATAGCCTTAGACCATTGAGGGTCTTTATTTCTATTAGTAGCTATCAAGGTATCTATATAAATTACTTCAACTTCAGGGTTGTTCTTTAAAGGAACCTTCCTCATAACTGCATCTATTATAATACCATAACTCTCTTCAGGGTTTTGGTTATGATTCCTATAATTGTGAGAACCTATAAAAGTTTTATAATATTTTGCTAAAATTCTATCTGAAAAAGCATTACCATTGTTATTTACAAATTGAGAAGTTGTTGGACTAATTTTAAAGCCTTCTATAATATCTACACTCGCTACAGCAGTTGTTTGAGAAAATAACCAATCGCTAGAATTGAACCCTATAGTAATTGTATCTGCATTATCATCTATAATTACAGCATTTTCCTTAGAGTTGTGTCTTAGATGAGCTTCTTGACCATCTGTATTTATAAAACAGGTAAAGTTGTCACATTTAACTTTCTTTAAATTATCTTCTGTTTTATGTTCTTCAGGTCTTTGAATTCCACCTACATCAGCATTATCTTTTGTTAAAGCAGTTACATCTAACTCTTCTCCTGCACTAGGTAAAGTTGGAGTTTTAATACTTGTAGGAATTGTAGGAGCTTTGATACTTGTTCTTGAAGTCTGTTTTTTGTTACTACGGGCAATACTAGGTGCTTGTATCTTTGATACAGGTTTTTTATGGGATTTACTATTATCTACAGTGTGTTTTTCTATATTTGCTATTATGTTCATTACAATTCCTTCTCTACCAAATTCATAGCTCCACCCCAACCCTTAAAACGATAACCTCTATCATCTATATACAATTGAGCAGGTAGTTTCTTATTTGTTATTTTTATCTCAGAAATTCTTTTATCTTCAAAATTAGCTTCCAGCCATTCTTTAATACCTTTAATAGGTCTAGCTGTGAATATAAATAACTCATAACCTTTATTTAATAACTCAGTTAGAGCTTCTGATGTACCTGCAATAGGTTTATCATAAATTGAACCGTCTTGCCAACCTTTACTGTAAGAATGTATAACACCATCAAAGTCTATACCAATTACACTTTTATCTTCTTTCCAACCAACTGTTAAAGCAATTATTCTCATTTAAAGCCCTTTATACTGATTTTATATCTTACATAAGTAAAACTTCCTAGAAGACTTAATTATGAAGATAAGGACAAGTTAATGTCCTTATAATTATCTAATTTTTTTATTAGATTTAATCTCCAATCTTTTAGCGATAGAGCCATCCTCTTTAATAGATAATAGAAAACGATGTCCACCTACTATAGTTCGCCCATTAACTTGTGAAAAACCTTTTAAATTATAAGCCTTGTTAGAAGGTTGTGCAATATAAAAAGATGAAAATCTCTTACCTTTTATTAGAGTTTTAGCTTTAGATAAAGCTTCTTTTTCTGATTTATACCGTTTACTTACGACTAATTCATCTCTATCATCTCTAAGCTCTATAAAAAATTCAGAAATAGGTTTACTTTTAGAAGAAGTTGTAGGAGAATCTTTTGGAACTTCATTAGTTATTATAATGTGACTATCATCATAATTTCCTACAACTTTAATACCTACACCTGCTCTCTTTAAATCACCTTTAAAAGGTGCTTTAACATCAAATCTTAAATCCGTTTGGTTGATGTCTAATCCTCCATTAAGCTCTGTAACTACGATATCTTTATATTTAGCATTACTTTTAATAACACCCTCAATCTTAGCTTTTAGTTTAGGTAAATTCTTTAGCTTTACCATATCTTTACTAGAATTAAAATCGTCATCTGCTGTACTTTCCATTGCTATAATTCTCATCATAGACTCCTTTTATTTTTTAATTAACTAATATATATAAAACCTTATTTAGGGTTTCTAATCATAGTTTCAATATATAAGTAATTTTTATTTCTACCTAGATTTCTTTTAAAACCAAACTTACCATAGAATTTACGAAGTCTGCTTACAGATGTTGCACCAAAATCTTTAGAAGGTGTAAGCACTATAACATAACCTTGTCTATCTGCGAACTGAGTTAGCTCTTCCATAAACTTAGAACCAATACCTTCTTTTCTCGCTTCTTTAGGAACAAAGATTGAAGCTAACTTAATATTCTTTTCGCCTTGAGTTACATTAAAATAAGCTGTGTATTCTATGTTTAACTTTTTGGATAATACTAGTCTATCAAAATCACTCCTATCTTTATCAATATTATCTGAAGCTGTTATATCCAACTTATGATGTGGTCTTACATTATCTAACTCTTTAATCATCTCTTTTAACATAGGAGTAGATTTCCATCTAATACGGTTTTTTTCTAACTCATTGTAAAAGATTTCAGTTAATTGCTTACCATATTGCCCCATCATTTTAGGAAATACATTAGGGTATCCCATTTTCATTAAAGCAGATATTTCATTCTTAAATTCGTGAGGAAAACTAGCAGGAGTATTCTGCATAGCATTTATCATTCTCCTTAACATTAAATCTTTAGGAACACTGGCTATTATTCTCATATCGTTTCCTTAGTTAACTTATATTTAGGATTAATGATAGCATACCACATACCAATATCTCCACCTCTATCTACATAAGTACCATCTATCTTTATATGTTTATTCCAAAGCTTAACAAAATCTGTAACATTGAATTTACTGGCTAAATCAGTTTGTAAATTTCTTACCTCTTCATTTAATAAATAATCAGCTAACATTTCTAAATGATAATCTTCTACTTCATCAGGTTCCCCTAATTCTACACCATAATCTGTTATAGCATAATATAGAGGTTCATCATCTAACTTATGAAGCTCTCTTAGAACTTTAACTATCTTATCTTTCTTAATATGTTTAGAAGCGTCATCTCTACTATGGACAAAATCTTTAGGGTTAATCTTTGTGGATACTACATTTTTACCATAATGGTCTGCTGTATCTCTATTACCGAAATATATACCTACACCTAATTCATTATTACCATTATTCATTAATTTAGGTTCTAACTTACTTGTTCCATAATTATCTCCATGGTATATTGTCAAATTGGTATTACTAGCAACTATTCTCATTTCACCCCCTTAGATACTTACGAATAAATAAAGGAATACTTTTATCAGTGTCTCTATATCTGATAGCTACAGGGATAACCTTTTTACCTACCATTATAGCTGTAGTTGCTCTATTGTAACCCTCTTGTGAAAAAGATTTACTAGGTTTTTCCCTATCCCCAAAGATTAAATAAGGCATATCTACTTTTATACCTTTTTCATAAGTATCTCTCAATTTGGCTAACTTACTCTCATCTGCTCCATACTTTTTATGGTCGGGCTGATTTAATTCTACAATATCAATATAATCATTAGGATTCATCCAAACTGTGATTGCTTTAAGACCTGACTTCTTCTCTGAGAAATAGCTAGGGTCCTTGAGAATTTCCTTAAAAGGATTTTCTAATAAGAACATAGTCTCTTTACTTATATAAGAATGGATTTTACTTTGATTTGTAAAAAGAGTAGGTCTCATACCTGAAGGTAAGCTACTAGCTATAATACTAGGATTTCTAGTAGCTTGTAATTTCTCTAATTTTTCTTCTATTGTAGAAGCTACAGTCTGACCGTTCTGTGTCTTATCTGTATCAATCAATCTTGTGCTATCTGCTATAACATAAGAAGCCCAGTCTCCTTTGGTTTTAACACCCTCTAAACTCATCCAAATATGGTTCACATTCTCCTCGTATTCATTCTCAGGAACCATAGGTGTGTTAGGTAAGCCCTCTACATCTACTAAATACAGATAAGCTACTTCATTTGTTTGTGAACCCAATCCCATAGGTCTTACTAAAGTAATTCTCTCAGTATCTTCTAAAGTAAATTCACTCTCTTCATTAACTTCTTCTCTACAAATTTCAATTAAGGGAAGGGGTTTATCATTACTACCACTATAGGCAGTTTGTAATATTTCATTACGACTAGCTTCAAAATGTTCTAATAAACAGAATGGCTTAGGTCTTGATTTATCATATAAGATAAATCTAATACTATCTTTACCTTTTCTTTGACTATAGAAATAATAATTTTCAGCACTATCTCCTCGTCTAATGATAGAAAGATACTTTTTGCCACCATTTAACTTAGGACTCTCAAATATCACTTCTTCAGGTAAGTCTTTGTTCTTCTTTAAAAAAACAGATTGTATTTTTGCTATTATCCTCATAATTGTCTCTTTACTTTAACTTTAATAGAAGTTGCCAAGTCTTCTAATTGAGAATATTGTTCATCATACTCAGAGTAATCTTTTTTAAGAAAATAGTATGATAATAATTCTGCTATCATTTCTTCATCGTTCTTATGACTATATCTTGAAGTATAAATTGGATGATTTCTTAAAGCCTTAACTAGCTTTTTAACATTAGCATTTTTACTACTAAATATTAAATCAAAATGATGCATCAATTCATGTATCAAGGTATGCTTTTGTTCTTTGGGACTTAGTAGGGGTCTACCTGTTTTATCATAGCTTACTTTAATAACAATTTGTGGTAAGTCAATTGTCTTAGTATTAGAAGAGCTTTTACCTACTTGCATATCAGATTGTTCTGTAAAATAACCTCTTCTATTATCTAAAGTCATCATTGAATCTAAATTGTTATTATCTTCTACAATAACTGTTAATAAAAATTTAGATTTTGAATTTTTTAACTCTTTAAATAAATCAGTAAAAATACCACCTGCTGACAATAATTTAGATACAGTTCCGTCTATGTCTTTAGCAATATTCACAATAGCCTTATCATCAAAGGTTAAGCTATCTTCAGGTCTAATAGACATATTAAAGAATTTTGTCATTATTGTAGGGTCTTCATGAACCTTAGGTAAAGCTTTTCTTCTACCTGTTTTATCCAAAACAGCTTGACCTTCTCTAGTTTCACCTATCTGTACTGTACCCATTTTCTTATATCTATTAGATATAATATCAGTTTTCTTACCTCTCATTACTTCATATACTTTAGCTTCTGTTGCTAGTGCTATAATTCTCATTGCTCATCTCCTTGAACTTCTTCTGTTTTATCTTCTGTTTTTACTACTTCGTTTTTGTCTTGTATATCAGGACTATCTTCTGAAGGTTCTGTTTCGTTTGAAGACTCATCACTGTCTTCAGACGATGCATCATTTTCTTCAGGTTCTTCTACACTTTTAGCATCATCAGGAAGTTCCTCAATTTCTTTTACACCTAAAACATCTGCTACTTTTTGTGTAAAGTCTTCACTCTCTAAAAGTTTCTCAGACATTTCAGCTAAGGCGTTATCAAATACCATACCCATACTATCATTCATCATAGACAATTTCTCTTTCTTAAGTTCTGACTGAACTTCTTCGTAATCAAAATTTAGGGCTTCTATAAGGGTTTTCCAAGGGAGCTTATTACTCATAGCCAAATCCTGAAGTAAGCTAAAGTCTTCTGTACCCCTTGCTATAGTAATTCTGTCAAATTTTAAACTAGGGTAGATAGGAGTAGGTTTTCCCCAATCATCTGTTATAACAAAGCCTTTCTTAATAGCTATAGGTTTGAACACTTTATCTTCAACAAATTCTTTTAAGGCTAATCTAACTGTTTGAAATTCATTAGTCATCATCTCCATTTTCATAAAAGAATTGGCATAACTATCATCTCCCCCTATTAAGGCGTCAGGCATACCAAATGAACTGTAAATATCTCTCTCTGCTTTATCTTCATAAGGAGCTAAATCCACTTGTTCTCTGGCATCCATAGAAAATTCTGACCAACTTACATCATAGTTGGTAACTATTAAGGAACCTTCATCAGAAGATGCACTAGCTAAGATTTTGGCTTCTAAAGCCATTATATCTCCTTCGTTTAATTGGTCAGCAGGGACTGTTACAATTCTATTAACTTTATAAGATTGTTTAGCCTTAAATCGTTCTCTATCTCTTATAATTTTTAAATCTATAGCAGATTGTAGCACTCTATTAAAAGCAGATTTATCATTAATACCAAGTCCTTCATTTTCCAAAGAAACTATATAGCAACCTTTATTATAAAAAGGATTACTGTCCACCATAATAGAGTTTATATTATCTAAAAATAATTTAACATAAGACTTACTATAACCTAGAGTTGCTAATATATCTGCCTTCTCTTTAATTGTTTTGCCCTTAGCTACATCACTAGCCAAGAATTGAGCTATATTAGGATTATGTCTTAATTGAAATGAATGATAATTAATATCTATATTGGATAATCTTTTAACAGCTACAAAGGGGTCTAAAACTGTGATAAATTTAATACCTTGATAATCAGGGTTTACATTTTTAACCAGTTTAGATATAACCTTATCTTTTTCCTTATAAGAAACTTCATTAGGACTATCATTGTATTTGGCAGTCTTTTCTTTTATCTCGTCCCACTCTTCTTCTTCTACTTCATCTTGAACCATAGTTTTTAAATTAGTAAAGTCTAAGATAGTATCACTATCTTCTTCATAATCATCAGATATAAGCATAGAACCAAATCCATACAGTTTAGAGTATAAAAATACCTTCTTCAATTTAGCTTTAAAATCCACACCATCCCACATCCTTTTAAAGAAGTCATAAACATAATCTTGTAGAATATCGTTTGTAGCATTAGCAGGTTTCTGTAAACGAAGTGAAGATAAAGGGAGTTCTGTAAATACATCTATTATTCTACCCATTTTTTTATCATACTTATAAAAATAAGAGAATAGAATAATCTTTTGTTCCATAGTTAAACGAGATACAGTCATACCACCTGATATGATTAGCTCTATCAATAATTCAGCTCTAATATACATATAATCATCTGTAATATGTAAATCATCTATACTATTTCTTAATGATTGAAAAGAGTGTGAATTTGCACCTACACTTAAAGCATTACTTCTTAGACTGTTAATTCTATCATTGGATAGAGTTTTTAAAAATTTCTGAGAAGCTTGTACACCCATAGAAGCTCTTGTTTTATGTGTAATCATTTCTGTTTCAGTTACACTTTTATTCACCTTAATCATTTTTACCCCTTTTATCTAGTTATAGAACCTCCATATAGGGAGCCTCCATTTTGTTTGTTAATTCTTTCAATTAATGCTTTCATATTAGATAAATCTTCGAGAGATTTTTCTTTAACATTTACTTGTTTATTACTACCTGTTACACCAGTCATATAAGGTTTTTTATCACCCATTTCATAAGTTAAGTAAATAGACCTACTTACTGCATCGAATAAATCATCATGACCACCTGACAAGGCTTCAACTTTAACATAGCTGTTTCTACCAGTTGTCTCTTGAAGATTCAATAACTCCGTAATTAATGGCTCATAGTCTGGTACCATAATTTTACCTTCCATTAACAATTGTCTAAATTGTTTAGCTGTTTCACTATTAACTGCTTGAGTTGAAGGTTTCATTTCTAGTCTTGGTATCTTAGCTTTAGCAAATAATTGTGTAAATACTTGCCCTGCCCACTGGTCATATATACCTTTAATAATATTATATTTACCATATAAATCTTTTATTGTTTTAATGATAAATTCATGGTCTAATACCTCTCCTGCTTCAGGGGTGTAGACTGCCATATAATCTACTACATAACATTCTTTATAATGCAATAATAAGCCTAATTCTTCTTCTTCATATTCACCAATAGGTCTAATAGACTCTTTATGTGATACACATAAAGCAAATCCATCGCCTGACATTGCTAAATCCAGTCCTAGATAATATTTTTTACGAGGATTACCATTATTTATACTATTAGTCCATAGCTTGTTCACCATAGCTCTAACTTTGTTTACATTTGAAATCCATCCATTAACATTATCAACAAATTCGCCTAAATATTCTTGTCTATAAGACAGTTCAGACTTATTAAAAGCATTTCTTAACCTTTTAGGAGCTATCTTATTATTAACCCAGTGTGATGGCATATTAAGAACTAAATAAGTATCTTTATTAGCCTTTCCTGCTTGAAACATATTGTATAGTTCGCCTTTTTTACCATTAGGTGAACTCATTACAAATGATTTTCCATAAGCATTACCATCTTCATCTGAGAAACCCGCTACAGACGGAGTTAAAGCTTCATATAATCTTATATCTAAAGGCTTCTTCTTAGCTACTACAGCAGAGTCATTAAAGTGACCATACTCATCCATAACTACTACAATATTCGATGCACCCCTTACAGAAGGACTTGCGGCATAAGCTTCAATTAAAATATTACCCGGCGAGGTCGTAACACCTAAAGCTTCCTTTTCTTTGAAGATTGGAGTTCGTAACCAATATTTACCACCTTTTGTACCATAGATATAAGGTTGAAAGAACTTACAAGGGTGCATAAGCTGTACCAAGTTTCTTAACTGTCTATCAGCACCTTCAGCAGAGTTAGAACATAAAGCTATACCAATAGGCTCTGAATGAGCTACTTCAAAGAAGGAATGAGGGTCTTCCATCAATAATAGTAAATAAACTGTATAAGCAGATATGATAGAGGTCATAGTTGTTTTAGAACCTCTACGACCTATGATAAAAACTATCTCATCGATAGTATCTTCCATTTCTTCCCAGTCTTTAGGAGATAGATTTATACGACCTTCAGTATATAAAAACTCAAAAAATTCTACTTCACTAAATTGATATAATATCTTTTCATTGAAATTGTCTCTAATAATTATTTCATTTTCTTTTTTATCATTAGATAAAGGAATTTTATAAAAGAGTTTAAATATAAAAATTTGTGCAGGAAATAACTTTAAATCTAGTCCACTTCCTGAAGTAGCAAACTCTAAGATTGTTAGAGGCTTGACCCTAGCTTCACTTTCTATTTGTCTAGTTAAGGTTCTAATATAATCTGATAAAGCCATTATAGAACCTCCAATTTAACTTTAGTTAATCCTGAATTATATACCTTTAAATAGGAATTCAGTTGTTTATTTTTTTCTTCTTCTCTGAGAATAGATTTATGAAATCTATTTATTTTATTAGGACTAATATATACATAATCAGGTCGTAAGGTTTTAACAGTCTTGAAATTATTAGTATAATATATACTACCTATAGACCAAGACTTATCTATAAAAGAGAATATAGTCTTGCAGGAATGTTCTCTTATAAAATACTTTAATAGCTTACTAAACCCACCTTGAATCGAAGTATATTCTTTTGTAGCGAATTTAACTAATTCCCAATTCTCTCTATGTCTGAAGGTCATTATAGATAGAAGCTCCTTATCATAGAATAAACCATAACTAATTATGCTACCTTTATTTCCACCTTGTAGATGATTAGAGTTTAAGAAATTGAATGACTCCTGCATATCTACTTTCCTTATAATACATTTTCTAGCACCTATTACAAAAGGAGTGAGACCTAATTTATTTAATAGCATAGATTTTATAAGACTCTTCTTTTTGAACCAAAGGTCGCTCCATATATGAAACAGATTTACCTTATTTGCATTACATAAATCTGTTTTACCTTTATGATAATTCCTACCCTTAAAATGAGAACTATGCCCATATACTCCGTTGTATTCGATAGCCAGATTAAACTTAGGGAGGTAAATATCTAGCTCCTTACCTTCCATCCATTTAGGTCTATAGCTTAATTGTACATCTGTATAATAAGATAACCAGTCTGATAACTCTTTCTGCTCTTTAGAAGAATTAAAGGAATTAGAACATTTAGAACATCCTGCAGTTCTTTGCATTAAACTACCTGCCTCTTTATCTTGTACAAATTTACACTTTTTACACTTAACAGTTATGTAAGACTTGGCACCTTTATAAACTGAATCAGTTGTATCCCATAAATCTAAATCTACTCTACTTTCAAAATAGCTTAAATCTTTTAGTCTTGAATTGCAGTATTTACACCCCTGTTGCTTACCTAGATAACTAGGAAATTGTTCATAGGTGCATTTATGTTTTATACAGTAAAGGATAGCTTTTTGTGAATGACCTCTATATTCAAGTAGCTTAACCCCTTCAGGTATTAAAAGGTCTTTAACTGTTTTAGTTTTAAATTGTTTCATCTTTAGACTAGCACAATCTCTACAGCCTTTAGTAAAGAGATGGTTCATATTACTTTTAAATACAATATGATTACATTTATTACATTTAGCTTCTATCCCTTTATCTTTGAAAGCAATTTTAGAATAGTCTTTATTATTTTCTTCACATTTATCTATATAATATTGTAAAGGTAGTTTTACACCCCCTTTACAATAAGGACAGCCTCTACCTACTAAATGAGATTGTAATTGTTGAAGAAAATAGGAATTACAAGAAGTACACAATATAAGGATTAGTTACCTGTTCTAATAAACTAAAAGCTACACCCTTAAATCGCTTCGTAAGCTCATCCTCGAACCCCATCATCTTAAGACTCAAGGCGTTAATTATCAAAGCTTTAACACTAGGGTCTACTCCAACTTCTGTAAGCACATAGAAAAAAGCTTCTGTAAGAAATGTAAAAGCCTTTTGTATCTTAGGGTGATGTAAATCTACTTCTTCTTTTAACTCAAATTGTTGTTTCTGTACTAAACTATTTTTTAAATGATTAATTGTTTCATTAAGTTTCAATGCGGCGTGAGCTTTCCTCTCATCATACATAGTATCATCTAAATTCTGAACAGTAGGTAATAAAGATAACATTTGTAGTTGAAATATACTATCCATTTTAGAGCCAAAAGTTTTATTATCATTAGTAAGGTTATCGAAAACACTACCCATAGCATTTTGAGCTTCATCCAACATAGTGTCTAATTTGAAACCAGTTCTTTTACCATCTCCAAAATTTGCAATTTCCTCTTGACTAGGAATATTAGCGGATATATCAAAAGATATTTCTGAATTAATATCAGTAACTTCATCTATTTCAATTTCTAACTTCTCAGGATTAGCTACTAATTTTCTTTTTCTCTTTTTAGGCATACCCTCTAATTCAGGACTAGAGGGTTTTCTTTTTTTTCTTCTAGTAACAGCATTAGAAGGTTTTCGTTTTCTTATTTTTGGTTTTTGTGCATCATTAACCATAATTCCTACTTTAATTTAATTTGTGAAGTCTCTGACGGCTTTTATCAACATAGATACTCTCTGTAATTTATTTTCTCCTACTCCGTTATCTCTTGCGAATTGAAGACCTAAATCTAAATTACTTGAAAATTTTCTAGTTAGGTATTCAGCCAACTGTTTTATATTCATACCTTTAAGCACGACTTTATCACTTAATATTGTATTATTATCTACCACAGGTGCCTGAAATTTATTACCCTGTGAATTTATGAATTCAAACAAAGATAAACCCTTTCCAGCAGTTGAAACTTGACTAGCTACTGTTCTAACAAATGCTTGAACACGATTAATACTAGAAGAGTCATAGGCTGTTATACAAGGTAGATTACCTTTGAACTCATAACCTGCTTTTAAATTCATATCCATAGCTTGATTATCCAAATCTGTTTTAAAATAGAGTTTAATAGGGTTAGCTATAATACTTTCAATACCTGCTGTTACTAAGAAACCATTAGCCATAGCATTAATAGTATTTTTATAAGTGGGGTTGCTTTTATAAAGACCTACTATATCTATACTATGATTATGTTTAGCTGTATAAGCCTTTGATAACATACCTAAACTCTCATCAGTTACACTCATAGCCATGGCTTTAAGTATTTTAGATTGACCTCTCATAGCTATAATAGTATTTTCAATAGCTGTAGGGATAGTAATCTCTCCTTCTTCTTGTTGAGCTATAGTTGTTAAGCTACCACAGGTTGTTTCATTATGTTTAGCAAATATACCAGTGTCTTTAGTATTTCTTTCTATCTTTAAATTTGCTTCAAAAGGAGTACCTATTTGACCACCACTTCCACCTATTAATCTATCGAGTGCTTTCATTTCAATTCTCCTTAGAAATTTCTTTTAATACGGAACTCTCCGTTGTTCTTATCTACTGACCACAAAGGTTCCTCTGTTTCGGAAATTTGGTCATTACCTGCTAAATCACTTTTATAATGGACTTCTGCTACACCTTTATTCTGTTTCTTAATTAAATCAATAAAGGCTACAGTGGGCATAGCTGGTACACCTTTAATAGTATAACCGTCCTTATTTCTAAAAACCCGACCACCTATTCTTTTAACATCACCCAATCTTAATTCAGTAGCTGTTGCACTCATAGAGTTACGAGCTATGTAATGATTTAATTTTTCTACTTGGCTGTTTTGTTTCATACCTATAATCTTCATTATAGTCTCCTTTTTATTTTTTCAATGTCTTTAAAACATCAGTGTTACAAATATAATAATCTATATCAATATCTGATATTACATCACTATAGTAAGGATTAACATATAAAGAGTTACTTCCTAGTAAATATAGAGGATTAAAACCTTTATATGTCAAAACTTTGGACTTCCATAGTTTGGATTTTCTTTTAGTAAAGTGTAAAAGGAAAAAGTTCTTCTGTTTAAAAGTATCAAGCCTACTATTGAAATTAACTATCTTATCAAATATATGGTAAGTCTCTGCATAAGGAAAGTTCAAAGGAATTTCAGTATCAAATATGTGATATTTATATTCAGGTGGATAATATTTAGGACTTCTTATATACACTTCATTCGCATATAGATTATTTACAATGTTGAATATATGTTGATAAAACTCCCAAGGTTCTGACTCTTCTAATATATTACCTACCCAAGCACCACAACTGCATCTTTTATTCTCGTCTATATTTCTATGCTCACAATCATCTATACCATTAAAGCTAGACTTTATGGTTCCTTTATCATACCATATATCAATATAAATAATATCATATCTTCTTACAGGATTATTTAAAGACCTTTGAACCAAATCAGATATAGACCCTTTATCAAAATTTATAAAATGCTCAGTCATCTTTGAATCTCTTTAACCTCTTGTTATCATCTCGCTTAAATAAGTAATCCCCATAGTTATGTGAAGACACTAGCTCATTTAGATAATCATAATATCTTTTTGTCTTAACCTGCTCATTAAGAAAAAAGGACTCATTATTCTTAACAGTATCTATGTATAACTTATCTATAAAGCCTTTATTTACTTCTTGATATACTTTGATATACTCATGAACGGTTTTAGCCTCTGTATAGCTCTTTAAAGCTTCTATTACACTGTTAATCTTATTTCGCATATTACCATAACTAATATCAATTAAACTAACTGTTAAACTAAAAGTCTTTAGGAAATAATATAATACAATTAACTCTACCATCTCAGCTGGAAATAAACTTTTAAAATCCTGCCTTACAATATTTCTATCGTTTTCGGGTCTCTTAAAAATAGTATTGATTTTACCTATACCACTTTTAATTCTCTTAGATACCCCATATTGACTAACACCAAATAAGTCTCCTATTAAAGCCTGAGGTAAATCCCAAACATAATTCAGATAGATATAATTAGCTTCTATATAAAATAGCTCATTTAGATAAGGATTGAAGAATTTAAAAGCGTCTTTAATTAGCTCTCTCAATGGCTCTTCAATCTCTTTATTATCTAAAGTAGATATGTAATCCCAATAATTGTTGTTCTCTTCCATAATTAACTCTTTAGTATAAAAATATAATACTCTACATTATCTATATAGTAGTGAAGTTTCAATTTTTCAAATTCCTTCTGTAGTTCTTGAATATTGATAGAACCTTCTTGCCTTATTATATCTAATTCGTTGTCTAGGCTTAACCCTTTATTCAATTCTATATCTATTTCAGATTTATAAGAGATATAAATACTTCTAGCAAAATCATAAGATTGTATTATCTTATTTTTTAAAGATTTAAAATTTATATTTTGGTCTATAACTCTATTTATATGTAATCTTTTAATAACATTATACAGCTTAAAAGATTTAACATCAGGGAAACCTAAATTATCTAAAGTTATCTCACTTATATAACTGTAATATTTACCTTTCTCTTTAACTAATAAATTAGGAATATACTCCAAATAAACTAAATTGTGGGTATAGATTAAGTCTTGATAGCCCATATTATGAACTATATTATCTATATTTCCATAAACTGAAGATATTTTCAGTACATTTAATAAATTCTGCAAATCTTCATCAGGATTCAGAAATATAATCTCATAACCTTTATACATAGTTTTTAATCTAACAATTAGAGAGAACTGTCTCGCAGTATCTTCATCTATACTATCTACATCAATATAAATAGCTCGTTCCAGCTCAGGAAAAACAGTTGAAGTATAATTAACTATTACTTCATCCTCTTCAACAATAGATAAATTATTCAGAGGTATATCTAATACCAAATCTATATTTCTTAAACTATGGGATATAGTTGCTACATCATCTTGTATGCCTATTACACTAAATACTAATTTCTTATATTCACTATAACGAACATTATCTCCTATAGTAGGTAAGTTTACGGTTTTGACTCTTTCTAAATGTTTATTAACTTCATACTCATTAACTTCCATTACACCAAAATTATCTCCAAAGGATGCAAAATGAACACTCTCTACAATAGACTTCAATTTAGATAAAGAAGTAGTATCTTCTGTAGATTGGTAAATATATATATTACTATCAGGGGATTTAGGGTCAAAAGGAACTCGAAGCCCTAAAGCTTCTAATTCCTTAAATGCTTTATAGCTTATAGGACTGTAAGTAGTTAATATTCTATATTGCATCTTTAATCTTTTACTTTTTAGCTACAGGAGTTTTTTTAGCTACAGTTTTCTTTACAGATACTTTTTTAGGAGTAGGTGCCTTTTCTGTCTCTACATCCTCTTCAAAATCTTCTTCCTCTTCACCATTACCCCAAATTGATTCAATATCGTCAATAGCAATATTTCTTTCACCAAATTGGATTGTACCAGTTGTTTCAGCCTTTTGAACTGCTTCCATTTTTGCAAATGTATTTAGGTTCAATGCACCTTTAACTACTACAGCTTCCTGTATAGAAGCCATAACAGCAGTCACTATCATATCAGCTTGTTCTTTACCAGCTCCAGTTAATCCCAAACCTAATCTCTTACTAACTCTTCTAAGCATATTATCATTAGCTGATAATTTCTCTTCTGCTGTTCTAACAGCCTCATTTACTTTAGCACTTGCGTGTACAACTCTCTTCGTAGTAGTTTTCGTTGGGGCTTTCTTTGCCATAACTTTTCCTTGTTTTAAATTTGCCTAAAAACTCTTATACATATCAGGTACTAAGATTTTAAACCTATAGAGATAATCTTACTCGTCTTTTATAGAGACGAAACCCATATCTTCAAACTTTTTCTTCTTTCTCTGGTCTTTATTGATAACTGTCTTCTTTTTAACTTCTTTCTTAACTGTTTTGGCACCTAGATGGTTATCTACATTATCTACAAATCTTCGACCTTGATTTGTAGATTGCACAAATGTAGTTTTGAATTGTATCCCCAATTCTGTTACAGATAATAAGAATAACTTCATATCATCAAAATTATCAGGTTTGAACTTGACATACAATTCTATTAAAGATTTTAAATCCTTACCTACCATCTCTTTGAAATCATGGATTAACTTTTGGTCAATACCTGTAGGTATTATAGCAGGATATAAAAAGGTTGCAGATAATAAATTACTCATAGCTCTTGAATACTCATTAGCTTCGACTGTTATTAAGTTTTCAAGCTTTTTATAACTCTCTTCCATCTTATTAAACAAAGCTAACTTCAGTACTTCTGCCATATCCTCTTCTATAGAAGATATATCTATGTTTAAAAAATTGCCATTGCTCTTATAATACATATCAAGGATTTTAATAGCGTCTCTTGTTCTACCTCTGTAATTAATAGCTAACCTAGATATACTATTATTATCATACTCAATGCCTTCCTTTTCACAAATAGATATAAGTTCATCTTGTATCTCTAATGTACCTAAAGGCTTAACCATAAAAGGTATACATCTTGATTGTATTGCTGTTCGGATTTTATTTGGCTCTGTAGTCGCAAATATCCATATAGTTCTTGTCTCGCCTTCTTCTAATTGCTTTAAGAGAATATCCCAAGCGGCATTACTTAAAGCGTGTGCTTCATCAATATAAATTATTCTAAACCCATCAGGAATAGAAGCATATTGGTTTGCTAAATCCTTTAGAACTGCTATATCTTCTTTCTTATTATATTCAGCTCCATCTTCTTCTATGTAGTCTGGATACTCATTAGCATTAAATCTTCTACAATTATCACACTTATTGCAGGGTTTATTTTTTGCAGAACAATTGATAGCTTTAGCGAATAAACGACTTAGAGTTGTTTTCCCGCCACCGGCAGCCCCTCCGAGAATTATTCCATTAACATATTTATAAGTACCTCTTTTAAGCATACCTTTCATAATAGATATAATATGATTTTGACCTCTTACATCAGACCAAGAATGAGGTCTATATTTGGTAAATAAACTATGCTTATGGTCATCTCCTGTTGTCTTCATTTAAACTCTTTTCCTACTTCTACCACTCAAAGCCCTACTGTAAGTTTTAGTTGTCACTTTCTTTTTAAGAACGGAGCCAATTTCATTAGTCTTCTCGGCTTTATCTGCTTTACTTATATAATA